TCACGCCCGAGCGGCGTGGATCTGCCGCTTGATCCAGGCGTCGACCTCGGACAGCACCCATAGGCTGCGACGGCCGATTTTGATCGGTGCCGGGAACGCCCCGGACTTGATCTGCTCGTAGATCCACGACGAGCCCATGCCCGTCATACGCTGCACGTCGTCGATCGTGCGCAGCTCCTCGAGTCGCTCAGCGGCGCCCATGGTCGTCTCCATAATCAGTCGATGGCCAAGCGCTGTGCGTGGCGCCATCCAAGGTGCGGCCGGCGAGCTTCTTTCCTGCGCGCCGCACGGTCCTGCCGTCGTCGAAAGTGTGATGCGGCCCAGCGCCGGCGACCTCGGAGACCGACACCCACTCACCCCATTGCTTGAACAAGAACGGCACGCCTGCGGCGGCGCACTGGTTGCGCACGTCGCGGGCCCACTGAGGGTTCATCGGCCGGGCGTGCACGCCGGACTCCCCGCCAACGATGACCCAATCGATCTGTCGCAGGGCCTCAAACTCGGTTACGCGCCCCTGCTGGTCCAGGTACTGCCGGTAGGACTGCCCCCGTGCCTGATGCGCCCATGGGGCCCACCGGAACATCACCTGGCCGAGTAGGGGCTCCATGCTGAGGAAGCGGACAGCGGCGGGCGCCGCCAACAGCTTCGGGATGTCGCGGTCAGCCTCGGCCTGGTTGCAGATCGTTGCGCCCAGCCAGACGTTCGCCCAGGGCCACTGCGCGATGGGCGTGTGGTTGAACTGGCTGGTCCCGCACTGCGCGTCGCGCGGTAGCGCTGAAACCGCGTCCGCGATCATGCGACCGGCGTTCCCGATTCGCTTCGTCAGCAGCAGCCAGTCTAGGTTCGGCGTGGCGCGAATCAGGGCGAAAAGATCCACGCGCCACTGCGTGTCGACCTCGTTATCGAACACGTCGGCGAGCGAGGCGCAGAACACGCGCCGGCGCCGGCCGTGCCCACTGACGAACGCGGCGTGTTGAGCGTTCCAGCGCAGGGGGAGCTTCCAGTTGGTGGTAGCGGTGCGGCGGCGCGCCTGTCCAATCCCCCATTCGACGCCGAGCGCGCGCGCGGGCGTGCTGACTGCGGCGTAGCAGTGGTCGCAGGCCGGCGACACGCGCGTGCAGCCGATCCAGGGATTGAAGGTGGAGTCGCACCACTCGATCGCGGAGGTCTCAGCCATGGTTCCCGGACTCCTTCTCGTACTCCGCCCAGGCCGCCTCGACCCGCGCGAACTCGGCATCGCTGCCGCCGCGGTCCGGGTGCGCCTTCGAGCGCAGGCGCCGGTAGCTGCCCAGCGGATCGGCGGGGTCGAGAACGTCGCGCCAGGAGAGCGAGACGGGCCCCTGCAACTGCGCGTATCCGGCGAATGCCTGGCGCAGGTCGCCGACGCCCCAGCGCTCCATGCCGCGCATCGCGCCCAGATGCGCTGCGATCGCGGCGAGGTTGTCGGCGACGCGAGTCCAGCGATCGCATGCCAGGCAGTAGTCCTCGCCGTCCAAGGTGAAGTAGACGGCGACGCCGCTGTCCTCGGGCGCCTTCGCTGTGCTGTACGGCAACCCGGCGCGTGTGGTCGGTATGTTCGTGCTGATCACGACGTGATCGGGATCGATCCGCCAAGGACGGCCGGTGCGCGTGAACGCCGATATCTCGCTGTGCACGCGGCTGACCGCGTCGGCAATGGTCAGCGCCCGCTTGTAGCGGAAGCCGCCGCTGGGATTGCTGTCGCGTTTTCCGAAGTCGGCGACCTTGCGCTCGGCGCGCGGCGTGCGCGGCCGGTACGCGGGCCAGGTCAGTGGGTAGGCGTCGATGGACATCAGCGGTCCTCCCCATCAGCGCGCAGGGCCGTGCTCAAGATCGCCCGCATTCGCTCTTGGCTGATCCAGTCACCCACGAGATCACTGCGCCACAGACGTTTGTCAGGATGAGACCGGAGTCTGGACATCGCCTCATCCACCTCGTCGCCCGCGCGCTCTGCGACTTCCAGTTCGGCGTGGCCTGCGTCGGTGAACGTGTAGACGTTGCCGTGCCTACCTGCACGCCGCTTCGTCAGAAACCCGAGAGTTGTGAGCGCGTCCAGCTTAGCCACTCCGATGTCCGCGCCGGCGTTGTCTTCCCAGCACTCGGCGCATCGTCGCAACAGCGCCTGTACGATGGAATCAGCCATTGCGCACCTCCTGCGCTGCCGGCGGCAGCACCCCGCACACGTCGGCCAGCATCATCGCCATGTTCGCGACGTCGGCCGCGTTCTCACGGATGCGATGCTGGTCGTCGTCTCGCGCTGCCTTTTGCAGCTTCGCGACGTGGTAGTAGATCTCCAGCAGCGCCGTCTCGCGGTCCATTTCCAGCCACCCGGGGCGGTCGCCCTTACCGGCATTGGCGTGCAGCTCGGCCTCCATCATCGCGACGAAGGGGGCGAGCACGTCGGCGTACTTGCCGAGAAGCGGGGAATCGACGCCGACCTCGGCATCGGGCGCTGCCGGCTTGGGCGCTGCCGGCTTGGGCGTGGCACGCTTCTGCGCTTCCTCGACCCATCCCAGTACCTCGGAAGCATCGAGATAGCTGTGCGTCTGGCCGCCCATCTTCTCCCGTCGCACCGGCTCCCCGAGCAATTTCAAGCGGAGCCATTCGAGAGCTTCCGGCACCACCGCCACGGGCTGCGATGCGCGGTCTTGTGCGAGGGCGGCCGCCGCGACCTTCACGTCGGCGGCGAGCGAGACATTCAAGCCGGTGGATTCGAGCGCCGGCACCACTTCGCGCATCAGGCCGACAAGCCGGGCCACAGCATCACCGGCCACCGGAGCGACGGCAGGCGCGTGCCGTTCGATAATCATGTGAAGGTCTTTCAGCCGCACGCTGACCGAACTCAGCCCGTCTGCCGGGTCAAGCTCACACACGTCGCGGATCACCATGTCGATCCAGTCGCTGGCCACCGGGGCGGGCGCGTCCTGCGCCGTCATTTCGGCGATCCGCGCTTCATACCGCTCGCGCATCACGTCGATGGCCTCGCCCGGGTCGTCGCAGTCGGTAACGCCGGCCCGGTCCAGGGCGCCGCATATCGACTGCACGATCAGCGTGAGGGCGTCGTAGCTCGGCGACTGCGAGGCCGCTTGATCGGCGCGGGGCGTCAACTGCTCAGGATTGCTGACGGGTTCGTTCATGGCTGATGCTCCTGCGCCGCGCGTTGTTGCGGCTTGGCGGCGTTGCGGGGTGGGGTTCGATCGGGGTGGATGAGGTCGCGCAGGACGGCGGCACGCTCGAACTGCATCGAGCTGACCGCCTTGTCGAGCTCGCGCTGGAGCTGCTTCCGCCGGGTCTTGGCGGGCACCTGCTTGCGAGGCAAGCCCGGCGTGTAGCTGAAGAACTGGTTGGCGGGGTGACACTCGTGGTCGCGGCGACCGGGGCCGTAGACGAAAGTCCACATGCCGTTGATGCCGCCGTAGACCCGGCCGCGCCGGAGGCGGCCATTCCGCGCGTCGCGAATGAAGCGCACGTCACCGTGGTGCAGCGGCACGCCGTCCTGGTCGGTCCGGGACCAACTGCTCAGTGCACGATCGCTTGGCCAGCCGGCGCGATCACGCTCGAATCGATGATCTGTCCAGCTGGAGTTGAAGAACGCGAGCGGATCCGGACTCGGGCTTGCCACCTTGGCGGGCGCAACTTCGTAGCCGCCGAGCACTGCGCAAAGGTAGTCGCAGATGCGGCGGCGTGTGCGCTGCATTTCCAGTCGCAGGACATACGGCATCACCGCCTCTTTGTTCGACTCGTAGCGTCCCTCGTGGTCCGGCCTGGTCGGACAGTTGACCGACTGGAACATCTTGAGCGAGATCGTCCGGCCGCTGATCTCCAAGTCGGCCTTGAGGTCGCCCTTGACACAGAATCGGCGGCGCTGCGCGGACCAACGAGCCACGTTACCGCCGTAGCACTTGACGCTCGCGGCGTCGACCTCGGGCATCGTGCAAGTCCAGCCGATGCGGTTGAGCGTCTGGATGATCCGAGCGAAGACGTCGCGCTTGAACTGGGTCTCCCACGCGTTCCGGCCTATCAGCGGAACCTTCGGCTCCTCCCAAATCGACAGGCTTGCGTCACCCAGGTGGATGGTCCCGCTCCGGCAGGGTGCAGTCATGCTTTTCGCTCCATGGCCGCGCGCTCGAGGCGCTCGGCATCGTTGATGTACTGGTCGTGTCGTCGGCGCTGCTCGGCCGGCGTCCAATGGGGATCGTGGAGCGCGACGTCGTCCGCGATCCGGTGGGCGGCGGCCAGACGGGCCGGGTCGTCTCGATACAGGTCCAGCTGGCGCTGGGCGCGCACGTTCAGCGCCTCGCGCGCCGGTCGGGGCTGCCGCATCGGTTGGCTCCTGAGGGTGATGTGCCTGGCCCGCAGGCGGTGGGAGAAGCGGCGGGCGCGGGCAGCGGTCGGGATCCACGGGAATCGCCGCTCGATGCGGCGCCACAGCCTCCAGGTCGCTGCATGGCGCATGTGGCCGGCATAGCTGGCCAGCACCGTGCGGATGTGGTCGAAGTCACCCGGCGTGCCGCGCAACTTGTTTCCGCGGACGTGCGCGACCTCCCAGTTGCTCAGCGCCTCCTGCAGGTGAGCGACGACACGTCGGCGGACCAGCGTGTGGGTCGGGTAGATGACGTAGCCCAGGAAATCGAGCCCGGCCGTCAGCGGTCGCAGCTCGGTAGCGTCCTTCAACCGGAGACCGAGCTTCTCCGAGAGGAAGGTCTCGATCTGGCGCAGCCAGCGCTGCAGCTGCGCGCGGTCCTGATGGAACAGCACGAAGTCGTCGACGTAGCGGACGTAGCGTCGCGCCTTGAGCGTGTGCTTGACGAACTGGTCGAGCGCGTCCAAGCACACGTTCGCGAGGAACTGGCTGGAGAGGTTGCCGATCGGCAGGCCGCAGTGCCGCGGAGCCATGTCGAGGCGCTTGTGCCGCGGCACGAGGGCCAGCTGCTCGGCTGTCGCACGGAGGCGCACGCCGGCCCGCAGCGGGTCACCCCGCAGCAGCGCATGCGTCGCGCGCATCGCAGCATCCGGCGATCCCGCGCGCTGCAGCACCGGCTTCATCTGGGCCCAGAGGAGGTCGCGCCGGATGCTGTTGAAGAAGTTGTGGATGTCGAGCTTGAGGAAGAACCCGCCGCCCTGGCCATCTTGGACCTGGTGCACGCAGCGCTGGGCGTATCGCACGGCTGCGTGGCTGCCCTTGCCGACGCGGTTCGCGTAGCTGTGGGCGATGAACCGGGGCTCGTAGATGGCCTCGAGCTGGGGCACCAGCCAGTGGTGGACAACGCGATCCCGAAAGGCGGGGGCGTGGATTTCCCTGGCCTTCGGCCGGGTGGCAATGAAGCACGTGGACGCTGAGGGCGCCCACGTGCCGGCGTTGAGCTCGGCCTGGACCGAATAGAGCTGATCGATCCAGCGGCGCTCGAAGCCCAGCTTGTCGAAGCTGGGGCGCTTGCCGCGCCTGGCGGCCTGATAGGCATCGAACAGAGCGCGCAGCTCCACGCGCCCTGCACCCTGAAACTCACGGGCACGACGACACGCCAGCCCGAACCCCGAGTTGTTCCGGTGGTTGTTGTTGACGTTGCCGTTGTTGAGATTGACGTTGAACGCGGACGACGCCGACGACGACGCCGTCTCCCCGCGAACTTGCGACCCGGCCACGCAGGCCCGGACGGGATAGCGTGGCTTCGTCATGATTTGGCCCTCTGGCGGGCGTCGCGGGTACTCAGTTTCTCGCCGCGCTGCGCTGGCCGACCGGCGCGCGCATTCTGGGCGTTGGGGTGCTGCTCGATGCTGCGCTTCCAGCCGCCGGCCTGCATGCCGAGATCGTGCGCGGCGCCGGCGAGCCGCTCGAACTGAGCGAATCGCTGGAACGCACGCACTAGCTTGCAGACCTGCAGACGTTCCTTGAACGCATCGATCGCGTCGACCAGTTGGGTCGCGCATTCGAGGCGGCCCTCGCCGCGGTGCCACGTGCGGGAGGCGAGGATCAGGATGGCGTCTGCACGTCGGCGCAGCTCCGCACCGGTCTGGTACCGGTGGTAGCGGGGGAACGTGCGCACGACCTGTTCGACGTCCGCGCACAACCTGCGCGCGGCGTCGACGATGGGTGGCGGCTGGAAGCGCGAGGCCATGGTCAGTCAGGCAAAGGTCAAACTACTGACGGGCACGACGACACGCCAGCCCGAACCCCGAGACGTCCCGGGGGCCGTCGTAGACGTCGCCGAGGTTGAGATCGACGAGGAACGCGGACGACGCCGACGACGACGCCGTGCCGTCTTCCTCGACCAGCACCGTGCTGGTCCAGTACCAGTCGCGGAGCGGGAGGTTCGGGAACAGGCTCGGGTCCACGGCCGGCTTGCGGCGCGTGCGGTCGATCACGTGGCGCTCGTAGACCTTGTCCGATGCCAGCTGCCAGTCGTCGTAGCCGAGCAGGCGCAGGCCGCGGGCGGCGGCTTCCACGTCCTGCTGCGTTGCATACGGGCTCCCGTCGCGCGACAGCGGCTTGGTGGCGATCATCACGCCGGTCTCCGGGAACAGCACCGCGACATGGTCGGTGCGCGGGTCGGAGGCCGGGACCTGCGTGCCGTCGTTGAGCACCTTTCGCGGCTCGGCGACCTGCGTGCGCATGGCAGCTCCCGGCGCCTGGCGCGGATCCTTGCCGGTGAAACCGCCGCGGTGGAACCGCGGCCCCAAAAGCGCGAGGAGCGCCGCGGACGCGTCCGGCTTGCTGTCGAGCTTGATGATCAGGTCGCCCTCGACGTTGACGTGGAGAGCCGGCGCCGCGGGTTCGCTGCGCAGATCGATGTTGCTCTGTTCGCTGTTGGTCACGATGGATTCCTATGGGTGAGTGGGCTGGTGCGGCAACGCGCGGGGGAGGTGGGTCGCGGCAGAGGGGCGACTACTGACGGGCACGACGACACGCCAGCCCGAACCCCGAGAGGTACCGGGGGACGCTGCCGACGTGGCCGAGGCCGAGAAAGACGCCGAACGCGGACGACGCCGACGACGACGCCGTGTCTTTCGACCAGGGCGTGTTCGTACCGGTCCAGTACCAGTCACCGCGCGCGAGATTGGGGAACAGGTTGCTGTCGAGCGCCGGGTCGTAACGGTCGTGCTTGAGGATGTGGCGCAGCCACACTTCGTCGAGTGGCGCGGTCTGCCAGTCGTTGTGCCCCAGCAGATCGAGAGCCGCGGCGGCGGCATCGACAGCGTCGGCGTTCGGCAGCGACTCGCCGTCCGTATCGGTGAGCGGCCGGCAGGCGACCATCCAACCGTCGGGGAACAGCACGGCGACGTGGTCGGTACGCGGATCGGTTGCGGGGACTTCGCTGCCGTCGGCGAGGATCTTGAGCGCCTGGTCGGTGGCAGCGTTCGGGATGGAGTCGGACACGGGGAATCCTTTGCCGGCGTGCCGGCGGTTGGGGTGAAGGGACTGCGTCAGTACGTCGGCGTGGGGGTGGGGGTTGCTGTGGGCTCCCGCCACGGCTCAGCCACCTGCTCGCGGGGCTCAGCGCCGGCTTCTGACGCGAGAGCTGTGGAGAGATCAACGGGTGCGTGCTGAGCGACGAGCCACTCGCCGATGCGGGCGAGCTGGCGCGTGGGCACTGCAAACTGCGCGGTGCCGATCTGCAGGCAGGGCGTCGGCGTGTCGGTGCGCACCCCCGCGTGGGTGCTCGCCGTGCTATGCACCAGCGCGGTCGGCGCGCCGGTCAGCGACAGCGTGGCGACGAACTCGCCGGCGGCGTTCGTGCGGCGCAGGGCCAGCGTGAACGGGCGGAAGGCGACGGTGATCGAGGGCTCTTTCATGCTGCGGCGTGCTCCAGGGTGGGTGGCAGGGCCCAGACGCCGGCGTCGACGCGCACAGCGATGCGCTGCACGGTCTGCCGGACCTTGGCCTGCCAGAAGGGATTCGGGGTCGGCCGGTGGCCGTCGATCTCGCGGTAGAGCTGTTGCAGGCTGGCGCGGCCGCCCAGGGCCTCCATGGCGGCGCGGGTGATCGCGACCCAGGCCGAGCCCTCGCCGCTGGCCAGCAGGGCCCTGTACCGCGTGCGCAGGCGCGTCACGGCGTGCTGCTCGTGATACAGGGCGAACCCGACGAGTCCGCGCGCCGCGCCCTTCGTGAGCACCGCAAAGCAAATCGGGTAGACGAGCCGCCCGAAGAGGTTGCGCGGCAGCATGTCCTGGCGGATGGACCAGCGCTCGGCCAGCGCTACCGTCGTCGACGCCGTCTGCAGGCAGTAGGCCGGCAGGATCATGCCGACGCGACCTTCGTCCGGGAGCAGCTGCCAGCAACGCTCAAGGATCTCGCCGATGGTGCGCGTCACAAACGGCGGATTCCCGACCACGGCCGTCGGCTGCACGCGCAGGTCGACCATCCGGAAGTCGCCGACGATGACCGGCCGGCCGGTGTTGGCGCGTGCGATCGCGGCGAGGTCGGGATCGATCTCGACGCCCGTCGCCGCGACGTGCTCCGGGACAGCGCGCAGGAACGCGCCGCGGCCGCAGGTCGGCTCGAGCACGTGGTCGTCGGCACCGAGGTCCGCGAAGTAGCGGTCCACGAGCTCTGCCGCTGCCCAGTCCGGCGTCATGTGCTGGCCGAGCGCCTTCATGCGGACGCCACCAGCACAGCAACGACCACCCCGCCTACGACCGCGAGGGCCCAGGTGATCTGCTCGACGCGGTCGGCAACGCGCATGGAGACGCCGCGCGCCTGCAGCCAGTCGCCGAACACGATCGCGCCCCAGGCGGTGGCCGAGATCCAGGCCAGCAGGCTGAGCGCCGTCAGGGCGACGATGAGGGTGTGGTCTGCAGTGGTCACAGCGCACCGCCCACGCGGCGCAGCGCAGCCTCGGCCGCGTCCGCCACTTCCTGGGCGAACGCGCCGTCGGTGTTGCCCTCCTGGAACGAGCGCAGCGCGGTAACAGTTGCGCCGAGCATGCGGCGCAGTTGGACGAACGTGGCGTCGACCTCGGCCAGCGCATGCGCCTGCGAGCCCTCAGCGGCCTCACGGTCGGCGCCGGCGCGCTCGAGCACTCCGGATACGTCGAGGATCCTCATGGCCGGCAGCCCGTGGCGTCAACGGCGCCCAGGAGCGCCCAGAGCGCGGCGCCCGCGGCGACGCCGATCCAGAACAGGGCGCGGCGGGTCACGGCTTCGCTCCGGACGCGCGTTGCAGGGCCGCGTCGATCATCTGGATCGTCAGGTGCTCGGCGATATCGGCATCCGACTCGAACATGTCGGGCGCGGCGGCGCGAAGCGCGCTTGCCAGGACGCCGCGGGCAGAGGACAGGGCGTTGCGCATGTCCCGCGCCGCGGCGATCAGCTGTGCGTCGGGGTGGTCGGCATTGGCCCGGAGGCGGTCACGCACATAGGGCGCCATGTTCCCGGCGCGAACCACCGTCGGCATCAGGGCCCGCTGCTGCGCGGGCGTTGCGACCTTCATCAACTCCGTCGCCAGCAGCACGAGCTCGGCGATCAGGCTGATCGCCTCGTCGTCCGTCATGGGGGTGTCCATCGCCATGCGAATCGCAGCACGATCGGCCGCCGTCAACGCGGTGCCGCGGCTCATCGACCCGACTCCACGAACGCCAGATCGCCGAAAACGCACTGCGCCCGCACCGCCGCCCGGGAGGGGAGGATCACGGCGGCGCGGGAGCAGGCGAGGGGAACCACGTAGCTGCCGTCCTCGATCGCGTCGACGGCGTCCAGCGCGCGCTGCCAGCGGTCGGGATCGACGCCCGCGGCGACGGTGCGGGTCAGGGCGAGGCCGCAGTCGGGCGTATGGCCCAGCTCGTTGAACCCGTTGAGCGCGGTGCGCGCGGCCACGGCTGCTTGGTCGTACGCGTCACTGCGCACCGCGCCGTAGACGACGACCGCGGCGCAGAGCCGGCGTTCGGCCAGCACCAGGGTCGCCGGCGCGCCGGCGTCGTCGATGACCGCGGCAGCCGGGGCGGCGGCCTCGCCGGGCGAGCAGGCCACGATCGCGACGGTGATGGCGCCGTAGACGGCGGCGAAGGCCAGCGCGGTGCGGCGCTGGCTGCGACGGAATGCGGACTGCTGGGACATGGACACCCTCCGGCCGATCAGGAGGGCGGCGGCGAGTCACCTCAGGGGGAAGGTGACTCGCCGGTCGCCCGTCGCTGGCGGGAGTGCCAGTCGACGAAGCCATTAAACGCAGCGTTTAAAAATAAGTCAACACCGTGTTTATAGGGTGCCTAGTAGAATTGAACTTGCGGCCGCGGCGTCGCGCTGGAGCTCCACCATCAACGGATCGCGAGGGGGAAGGATGAAGATGAAGATCGCCGCAGTTGTGATCGCAACTGCTGCCCTGACGGCATGCGCCTCGGCACCAGGCGTACGGCCAGTTTTTCCGGAGCACGAATACGCAGGGCTCGAGGCGCGTAAAGGAACGGCCGTGGTGACGGGCCAGGTCTTCCTTCGCACGCGGATCGGCGAGGTGCGCTATGGCGCGGGAAGCGAGGTCGCTCTGAATCCGGTGACCAGCTACAGCACGTTCTGGTACGAAAACTCGTATCTGGTGAACCGTGCTCTGTCGCCGGCTGATCCGAGGCTGCCGAAGTACATCATCACGACGCAGGCTGACGGCTCCGGTAACTTCAGGTTCGAAAACGTGCCCGCTGGGGCCTACTACCTCACGTCGCAGGTTGTGTGGGAGATCCCTGGCCCCTACGTATCGTCCCAGCAAGGGGGAGTGATCTCGACACGAATTGAAGTTCCCGAGGGGGGCGAGGTACGCCAGATGCTGACGCGATAGAGCCGCATTGCTCACGGCCTCAAACGAGAAAGCCCCGCTGATGCGGGGCTTTCTTCGGAACGACTTGAATGAATTGTTAGCCGCAAGCCGCAGCGCGCGTGCGTTCCATGAACGAATCAACCGGTGGGCTAGATTCGTCTGTCCTCTGGGCAGCGCGCATCTTGGCGTCCAGTTCGCTCACGATCTGCTGCACCTCTGACCGGGCAAACCTGGTCAGGAGATCACGGATCATAGGCTGGTAGGCGATCTCATGAAACGAGGCAATGGCCTTCAAGCTATCGATCAGCGGAATCGGCAGGCGGATTGAAACGAGCTTCATCGCAAGCGCTTCGTCAAGTTGGTTGTGAAGGGCTTCCGATGCCACTACCACATGCTCGTCGCTACGCCCGTACTCGCCGTTTTCCCACTTGGCGGTGATCTTGGGATCAAGGGTGTGCGTGGTCATTGATGTTCCTCAAAAGTCGATTGGAGTCCCGTGTTTCCGATAGATGGTCATTTCGACCTCGTTCGGCGGGAAGCAGGTGCGCACGTCGAAGTCCCCATTGTTAGGGACGTAGCACACTTTGAGTAAGCGCCCCTTATTCGTAGGCGCGATGAACCATACGGTTCGTGGGTCGGTGAGGTGCTGCTCGCGGTTGTCCTCAAGAAGCTTGCCGGTCCTGTTCGCAAAGCACTGCTCAGCCTCGGCGGTGTCTACGTCATGCTTCTCTTTCAGCTTCTTCTTGACCGCGTTCGAAAACCGGATCCTGCCCATCTACAGTCGCCCTCCTGGCGAAGCCGCCCATTGTAGTGCGGTACGTTTCGTATATACAAGCCCATATCGCTCTCCATCGGGTCTCGATGCGTTCTTGCGACCCTCTGTATATACGAATATCGGTCGCATGGTGTGAAACTTCAAGAGAGATGGCAAGAAGTGCGAGCGCAGTCACTCCGGCGTTCATGAATAGGCCAGCTGACGGAGCTAGCCACTAGTTCAGACGGTCTATCCTGTTCCGAACGTAGACCTTGCCGCCAATCACGGCCCCGGGAGGAATTGGGAAGGCTGGATACAGGCTAGTGTTGGCGCTCACTACGTAGATCGAGTCGCCTCGGTCCTGCAGCCCCTTGATCTGCTGCCCGTTGCCAGAGTTGATGAGGTAGACGCCGTCTCCCTCGTATGACTGCACGCCTGTGTCCACGATGACGACGTCGCCTGGCTGGATGATCGGAATCATCGAGTCGCCGCGACCGGTGACCAGGCACAAGCGGCCGGGCGGGGGCACGAACCCAATCACGCTGCGGATGTAGGCCTCGGCGAAATCCATCGATCGGACCACCTCCGGGTAGTCCTCGTTGATCCGTCCGTCTCCCATGTCTCCCTCGCCGTCCAATTGCTGCACGCGAAGGTAGTTACCGCCAGTCTCACGAGTGGCGACCCGGTGCGCCCCCTCGACCAGCATCGGCTCTTGACCTTGACGAATCCAAACGGCGCTGATGCCGTAGCGCGACTGAGCCTCCTGCGCGCCCTCCTTCGAAACGCCACGCTTCGGCCAGTTGTTCGCCATCTGCGCTGAACCGCCCAGGGCGTTGCCGACCTCGGTAGTGCCGGTGATGTCGCGGTCGAGCACTAGAGAGAGTGCTTCGCGAAGTCTCTGATAGGACGGGTGGGGCGCGTCTTTTGACATGTCCCATTGTCCGGCAGCTAAACGCCGCGTTGTTACACGTCGCGTTGACTCCTGATTACACATGGCGTTTAATCTCGCCATGACCACTAGTCCTAGCCCCCTCTACCACGACGACGCCAGCGTGATCGAAGCGCTTGGCGGCCCTGCAGAACTGGCCAGGAAGCTGGGGTTCGAGCTTCCACGTGGCGTCCAGCGCGTCCAGAACTGGAAGTACCGCGGCATCCCGGAGATTGAGCGACTCAGGCGCCCCGACATCTTCGGCGCGGTCGTTGACGACCCGGACGCGGATCGAATCGGGCCGCCCGTGGAGGTGGCCTGATGGCCGTCTTGGAAATCCGGTCCCGGTTTCCGTGGCCGGTCCGGGTCCGCGCCGTGCGCGACGGAGACGTAATTTCAGTTTTTGTCGATGGACCTGGGGCCTCGGGGCGCGAGGTCGCCGACCTCCATCTTGATGCTGACCAGGTCTCCGGCCGGGTTGATCCCGAAGTACCCGCCCGCGGGGACGGTGAACGTGATGACTGAGCCGCCGATCGTCTCCACCCGTAGTTCCCAGTTTCCGGTGCTCCGGTTGTTGAGTTGGGTCATGACGCCCGGCTTGAGCTCGATATCCATCGAGTCGCCGTCCCCCAATATCTTCTTGACCATGTCGCCCTCCTTGCGGGCTGCTCGTGTGGAAGCAGCAGCGTATCGCAGGGAGGGCGGCGCCTTTGCCTTCGGACTCTTGAGCGACAACCCCGACGCGAACCGCATCGGCCGACCGGTTGAGGTGGCCTGACATGCGCATCAGTGCTTACTTCCGTCGGCTGGGATCGGCAGTGGCCGAACCTCTGCGTGCTCTCGTGGCGCGCCCCACGCGGTCAGCATCAGAGCTGCCGGTGGTGTTCGCTGGCGAGCTTTCTCCAGCAGCGTCGATTCGATTGCATCCAAGCCGCGCGTCTGCCCAAGCGCATGCTGCCTGGCGGCTTGCGCGGGCCCAGGCAGGAACCGTTGGCTCAGGATCAGGTTTCGGGCGAGCACGTCAGCTGCTTGCACGTCTTCTGCAAGGCAGCACACCTCCGCGGTACCGCCTTGAACCTCTTCCGTCGGCGTTGCTGGCACGACTTCGTAGTGCAGGAAAAACGCCTTCATCGACCACACCCGTCGCGCGCCAGAGCGGGGCAGGCGTAGCCGCACCGCGTCTGGAGGAAGCCTGATGTCTTGCGCATCAGAACTGCGCCTGCAGCCACTCGGCGAAGCGGGGCATCGCCTGCAGCCCGGCGTCCAGTGCGCGCTCGGTGAGTTGGCCCAGCGCGACCGCTGGCGTCGCCTTCAACTGGTCGATCAAGCGCGCCTTGACGGTGTCGGGCTCGTCGGATGCACGGACGCGGGCGATCAGCAGGTCACGCACGGTGTCGGAGTGCAGCTTGACGGTCACCGTGCCGAGGATCGCGCCGAGGCCGCCATCGTCCGCGAGGAAGTCGACGCCCTTGGCGGTGATCTTGGGCCGGGTAGCGACCTTCGCACCCCTGCCGTACTCGCCGACCTCGCAATCGACCAGTCCGTGCTCCGCCAGGTAGGCCAGGTTGACGGCGATCGCGGTTTCCCCAGCGAGGTCGCGAAGCTCAGAGCTGTACTGGGTCGCTGGATAGCTCATGTAGAGGCGCTCCAAAAGTGCCCGCTGCAGCTCGCGGTTCAAAAGCTCGGCCATTTATTTATCTCCCGTTTTCGCGGCCGCGTGCCGCATTCCGTTGCTGTGGAGGTCGTCTGATATGCGCACATGGAACCCCCGCCTGTGGCTGCGCGACTGGCTCAACAACCCCACTCGCGCCGAGCTGCGGGCCCGCCGCCCCACAGACGAAGCGATCGCCGCTCTGGCAAACGCAGTCGCTACGAGTCCGATCGTGGAGTCTCTCCGGCGGCTAGCCGAACTCGTCGGAGGTAGTGGTCCGCAAACATCGTCACTGCGCGATGCACAGCCTGACTGCCCTCGATGCTCGCGTTCAGATCGAAGCCCTCGTCCATCAGCTGATGAGTCTGTGTGCTCAGCATGTGCTCGAAGAGATCGGCGACCTGCTCCGGCATCGGGTGCGTCGCGATGAGTGTGTCGAGAAGCACATCCACGACGAACGTTCGTCCGCTCAGCTCGAGCATCGTCGCTGTGAGTCGTTCCACGCGGTCTTCCATGTCCATGCCGGTCTCCGGTGCCGGTGAGGGTGGGTCGCACCTCCGAGCCTACACCGGGCCGGCACCCGATCAGCGGCCGCCAGAGCACGGCCACGACGCACCCCAGTCCGTCCAGGGAGCTGTAGCGCCGCAGGGCGGTGAGGGTCAGTCCTTCGATCCGGGGCAGAGCGTCCATGCCGCCCACGATCACGCATCCGAGGCACCCTGCCAATGACGCAAGAACGTCAGTACCGCGAGCCACGCGCCGCGGTCATCTTCCGCTTCACCACCGATGCCATCCGCAACAGCCGGCATACCGACGCGTCGTTCGCGAGCGCGGTCGCCGAGGCCTACATGGCCCAGGTCGCCCCGGCCGAGCGCACAACGCAGTTCCACGCGGGCACAGACGCCGACAGCATCGCCAAGGCCGAGAAGCTCAACGCGAAGCTGATCGAGCGGTTCCGCAATGGCACGGTCAAGCTGCCGGCGGATCTGGAGGAGGCCTGGGTGGAGGCGTTGCCGGAGCCCTGGCGCCTCGATTGCGCACGCGAGCTCGCGCGCCGCTACGGGTTCATCGGCGCGCGGGCACCGGATGCTGGCATTGCTGGCCAGCTGCTGTGCACCGCCCGCGTCGCGATCGAATTCGGCCAGGCGCTGCAGGCGATCGCCGAGATCAACGCCGACGGCGTCGTCGACGCGCAGGACATCCCTCGCCTGCGGCGAGCGCTGAGCGAGTACCGCGCGCTCGGCGCCGAGGTGGTCACCCAGAAGGCGACCCTGCAGGCCGTGCTCGACCGCATCGAGGCAGGTCTGCGCGGTGGGCCGGTAGGGGTGGTCGCGTGAAGCTGCACTCGAACACCGGCAGCGCGTCGCGCGAACTGATCGAGGTCGCGCGCTGGCTCTACGACATCGTCCCGCCGGAGTACCGCCCCGAGCTCTGCGATCGCGTGCCTGCGTGCCGCGTCATCGACACCGCGCGCCAACTGCGCACGCCGATCAGCCCCGCCCACCTGGTCGCGCGCCTGGACTGCAGCCGCTCGACGGCGTTCCGCCTCGTGGCCATCCTCGAAGAGCTGGGCGAGAGCGTGCGCCGCCATGCGCCAGCGGCGCGCCGCGGGATTTCGCCGTGAGCACGGAGGCCACCAAGTGGGCGTTCCAGCAGCAGGTGGGCGACCCGGGCCGAAAGCTGGTGCTCCTCGCCATGGCGCAGCTGGTCGACAAGGAGAACTGCTGCTTCCCCGGCCTGGGCTATCTGGCGACGTTGACTGAGCAGAGCGCCGGCAAGGTATCCGCCGACCTGGATGCGCTCGTCGCGCTGAACCTGATCGGAGACTCGGCTCGTCGCAAGGGCCGGCGGCAGAACACGGTCGTCTGGCAGCTGGCGGTCAACGGACCGGTGCAGCACTACAGGTCGCCGGTATGAGCAATGAGGCCATCACCTGGTCGCTGCGCATCAAGCTCCCGCCGGGCAACGCGCCGGCGAAGCACCTGCTGTTCGTCCTGGCGAACCAGGCGAACGGAGACCCGGGGCGCGGCGTGCCGATGCTGAGCCATCCGTCGATCGCGTACATCGCAGACGTCACCGGTATGGACCGCAAGACCATCGTGTCCGGCCTCCAGAAGCTGCGCGACTGGGGTCTCATCACGGACACCGGTCGACGCGTCGGGCGCACCGGCCAGGTGCCCGTCTACGAGCTGCACACCGGGCCGGATCTGCTCGACCCCATCGTCGCGGGAATTTCTAACAGTCCCGAAAACGGAACTGTTCCGAAATCGGGACCGTTGCGCGCGGTAACAGTCCCAAATACGGATGGAAACAGTCCCAAATACGGGACACGGAACCCAAGGAACCTAAAAGCAGGAGAGAGAGAAGGCGCGGGCACGCGCGCCGAGCCGATCTCCCCGCCGACCGAGGCCGGCCGGGCCTGCCTGCTGATGCGCGCCGCTGGCGCCAGCCACACGAATCCGTCCCACCCCGACCTGCTCGCGGCGATCGCCGAGGGCATCACCGGGGAGGTGCTCGCCGACACCGTCGGTGAGGCACTCGATGCCAGCGTCCGCAAGCCGTTCGCCTGGGCCATCGCCACCGCTCGCGACCGACACCGATCCGGTGCCCGCCCCATCGCCTCGACCTCGTCCACCGGAAGCCCCCATGCAGCACATCGGCCAACTCGCGAATCCCGCAGTGCGCGCATCCAGCGCCGCAACGCCCAGCTCGACGCCCTCGAATCCGGAGGGAGCGATCAGTTCGAACTGGCTCCGTAGGCTCTGGGAGCGCATGGGCGTGATGTACGGCGCGGCGTGGGAGAACGACAACGGCGACGCGCCCCAGGACGACAACGGCGCGCTGACGCTGGCGGGCGAGGTCTGGCGCGAGGGGCTGGTCGGCATCACCGGGCCGCAGCTCGCCCGCGGCCTGCAGCGGTGCATCCTCAGCCATCCCGAATGGCCGCCGCGGATCGGGCAGTTCCGCGCGCTGTGCATGGACGTGCCGACGCTCACGGAGTTGCGCCTGGAGCTGCGCGCGGATGCCACCGTCCGCTCGCCGTTCGCGCGGCTCGTCTGGGAGCACCTCGACCCGTACCAGTACCGCATGACGGACGCGCGCCATGCCGATCGGCTGCTCGCCGAGGCATATGCCGTGGCCCGCGAGCACGTGCTGCGGGGCGGAGCGCTGCCCGAGCCGGCTGTGGCGGCCATCGAGGAAGCCGCCGCCCAGCCGTACTCGGCGCCCTCGGCAGACCGCCGGGCCGAGATCCTGCAGAACGCGCAGCGCATGGCGGGGCTGTTGGACAGCGCGTTGCAGCCCGCTGGTGCGGCCGAGGAAGGAGCGATTGTCGACGAGCCGGACCGGAAGCGCGCCGCCGGAGGCCCGGACGCATGAGCTACCTGTTCGAGGGTCGCGAGTTCCGCGCGCTGCAGGACATCGCAGCGGAGTTTCCTGCGTACCGCAGCCGAGGCTGTACGGATCTCATCCGCGCCGGTGCCACGACGATCGCCGAGCTCGAGCGGCGCCTCGCCGCGCGCGACGAAGCCGCGCGGCGCAGCGTCCGAGCGCAAGCGCGTCGCCTGGGCTGCGCGACCTATTCGGCCGCGCGGCCGTTCCGGAGGACGTCATGAGCGAAGACCTGCGCGAGTACCGGCGCGAGCTGGCGCTGTACTGCATCACTCGGGAGACTAGGCCGGTCAGCGCGGCCGATCTGGCCGAGACGATGGGCACCCTCGCCATGCGCGAGGGGCATCCGAAGGCCTGTTTCGCGCGCCTCGATGGCGTCGAGGTCGCCGGCATCCTGCGGGTCTTGCGGTCCACGGGCCGAGTGGTGAACACAGCGGCTATCCACTCTTCCGCTCACGCCAGATCGGTCCCTATGTGGCGAGCCGCAGATGGTGAAGAGCGCTCCCCGATGCCGCTGCCGCCGGATGACGAAGACCTGGCGCCGTCGCCGCGCGTCTCGGCGCCGGCAGTGGACCTTCGGACCGAGGCGATGCTGACGGTAGGGGACATGACCGCCGCGTTCCTGGCACAGCAGCGCGCCGACCGCGAGGCTTTCGAGCGTGAGCAGCTGCGCAAGCACATGGAGTTCACGGCGCGCGCCCGCGACACCCTCGCGCGTGCCGGCGTGGAGGTGCCATCCGCATGAGCAAGGCGCCCAGGTCGCTCCGCTACTCGAGCGCGGCCGCCATGCCGGCCGGCATGCGCGCGCTGCACGATCGTCAGCACGGATACCGACCGGCCGCGCCGGCGGCGGCAGCCTCGCGCGAGCCGAGGAACAAGTACGGCGCGGTGCCCACTGTGGTCGACGGGATCCGGTTCGACAGCAAGCGCGAGGCGACCTACTACCAGCGGCTCAAGCTGCGCGTGAAGTCCGGCGAGGTCATCTACTTCCTGCGCCAGACGCCGGTGCATCTGCCCGGCGGCACCAAGTTGGTTGTCGACTTCGTCGAGTTCCTGGCCGATGGCCGCGTGCGCTACGTCGACGTCAAGGGTCGCGAGACACCCGTGTTCCGGCTCAAGCGGCGCGAGGTCGAACATCACTACCCGATCCGGATCGAGCTCGAATGATCCGGGAGATCTTCGAGCCGATGTCGCCGGCCGACGCCAAGCGCGCCCGCGAGCTGCAGGACCGGTACCCGGTCGAGCTGCGTCCGAACCCGGGCTACGAGTACCAGCTGCCCTATGAAACGGTCGTAGATGGCGTGCTGTGCGTCTCGATCGACGCCGGCGCGGCGTCGCTGGGCGCCCCGCTCGAAAAGGCGAGGGGAGGGCGCGGCCATGGCTGACGCGCGCACATCCATGCCGCGCCGCGTGCTCGAGGCCATCCGTCGGTGCCAGCCGATCAGGGTGTCTGCGGTGGTGCGCTTCCTCGCGCAGGACGACTTGAGCGCCGCGCGCGAGGTGCGCCGCGCGCTGCGCAAGCTGCTCGACGACCAGCGCATCGAGGTCGTCCCCGGCTCAGGCCCTCGGGAGCGTCGCGTCCTGCGTGTGGCCCCGCCCCAGGCGTCGCCAGTCCTGTCGGAGGGGGCGTCCCGCGCGAGCGCCAAGAAAGCCGTCCGGCGGCAAATCGAGGTCGGGCCGTATCGCCCGCCCATGCCGCGCGACATCCCGCGCAACCGCATCCCGCCGCCGGCCCTGCACCCCGCCTGGCCGGCCATCCACACCACCGCGGTCCTCGGGCCGCGCCTCACCTGCTCAGGGGCAAACCATGGCTGACGGAAGCCGCCAGATCGAATTCAACATCCCGCGCACCATGGCGGTCTCCGCGCTCAGGAAGGGCGAGATCGTGGTGGACCTGTTCGCCGGCGGCGGCGGCGCGAGCACCGCGCTTGAGCAAGCGCTCGGGCGGCCGGTCGACATCGCGATCAACCACAACCCGTGGGCGGTCAGCTTGCATGCCGCGAATCACCCGATGACCCGCCACATGTGCGAGGACGTTTGGGAAGCGGACCCGCGCCGCGAGACCGCGGGCCGGCCGGTCGGCTGGTTGCATGCCTCTCCGGATTGCACGCATTTCAGCCAGGCCAAGGGCGGACAGCCGCGGAATGGCAAGGTGCGTGCCCTGTCCTGGGTCGTGCCGAAGTGGGCGGGCACCGTGCGGCCGCGCATCATCAGCCTGGAAAACGTGCACCAGATCCAGAAGTGGGGCCCGCTTGTCGCCAAGCGCTGCAGCAAGACCGGTCGTGTCCTGACTCTGGACCTGGTCCCGGAGGTCGATCCCGACACCGGCGCGACGCGCATGGTCAACCGAGTGGCCGACCGCGGCGAGCGGGTGCCGGTGCAGAACCAGTACCTGATCCCTGACAAGCGGCGCGAGGGGCGAACCTGGCGCCGGTTCTGCAGTGTCATGCGTGGGCTCGGCTACGTGGGCGAGGCGAAGCGCCTGCGGGCGTGCGACTACGGCGCCGGCACGAGCCGCGACCGGCTGTTCGGCCTCTGGCGCCGGGACGGCGAACCGGTCATCTGGCCGGCTCCGACGCACGGCCCTGACCGAGCGCATCCGTACGTCACTGCCGCCGACTGCATCGACTGGTCGATCGGTTGTCCGTCCATCTTCTCGCGACCGAAGCCGCTCGCCGACGCGACGCTGCGCCGCATCGCGCGAGGCATCCACCGGTACGTATTGGAGGCGGCGGAGCCATTCATCGTGGGCGTCGGCGGCCGCATGGGCCAGACGCAGGAGCGCGGGACGACTGCACCGACCCAGACGCTCACCTCCAAGGCCGACAGCGCACTGGTGTCGCCCACACTGGTCCAGTGTGCCAACGCGAGCGCAGCTGGAATCGCGCCAGCAGACACCCCGTTGGGTGTCGTCACCGCCTGGCCGAAGGGCGGCGCCCATGCGCTGGCTGCGGCGACGCTGGTGCAAACGGGCTACGGGGAGCGATCCGGGCAGGCGCCGCGCGTGCCGGGCCTGGGCAAGCCGCTCGGGACCGTGGTCGACGGACAGAAGCATGCGGCCGTGACCGCCGCGCTGGTCAAGTTCCGCGGCGGCAGCGATGGCGCCGACGTGCAGGAGCCCGCTCCGACGATCACCAGCGGTGCAGGCGCTGCTCGACCGGCCGGTGCCGCCCACGCCTTGGGCGTCCTGACCGCGTTCCTCGAGCAAGCGGCCGGCGGCCCCAACAGCAACACCTCGCGACCGCGCGCCGCTGGCGAGCCGGTATCAACAATCTCGACCAGCGGCAGTCAGCAGCGGCTCTGCACCGCCAACATGGTGACGCTGCGAGGCGACAACGTCGGCGCGGCCGCGAGCGAGCCCGTCCGCACGTTGTCGGCAGGCGGCGAACATCACGCGGTGCTGGAGTGTCAGCTGAGCCCGGAGCACGAAGCCGGTGCTCTGCAGGTCGCCGCCTTCCTGCTCCGCTACTACGGAGAGGGCGGTCAATGGGGCGGGCTGACGGAGCCGGCCCACGCGATCACGACGAAGGACCGGCTCGCGCTGGTGACGGTCACGATCCGCGGCACGCCCTACGTGATCGTCGACATCGGTCTGAGGATGCTGCAGCGCCGTGAGCTGTTCCGCGCCCAGGGCTTCCCGGCCGACTACATCATCGACCGTACCGCGGATGGTCGGGCGGTGTCGGTGAGCCGCAGCGTCGCGATGGTCGGCAACAGCGTCAGCCCGCCGCCGCTGCGCGCACTGGTTGCGGCCAACCTGGAATCGGCGAGCTCGACGAGGCTCGCAGCATGACGCCGACCGTTCCCCGTCTCCAGCTGCTGCTGGGCCAGTACCGGTACCGCTTCGCCACCGAGGTCGACCTTCAGGAGGCGGTGGCGGAGGTGCTGACCTCGGCCCGCATCGCGTTCGAGCGCGAATGGCCGGTGTCGCGCTCCGACCGCCTGGACTTCTACCTGCCGGACACGCGGGTTGCGCTCGAGATCAAGGTCGCCGGCTCCGTCGACACCGCGCGACGTCAGGTGGAGCGTTACCTCGCGCACCCCGAGATCGACGGCGCTGTGCTCGCCGCGTCCAAGGCGTGGGCCCGGGGCGTGTACCCGACGCAGCAACTCGGCGGCAAGCCGTTCGCGATCGCATTCCTGATGAGGCCTCTATGATGACGACTTTCGGTAGCATCGCCCGCGCCGACGGGCGCTGGCAGATCACCTGCGAGGCACACGTGCGCGCCCGAATCCGCCGGGTGTTCCCGCGCATTCCGCAGTCGGGGGGCGTGATCCAGCTGTCCGACACCCCAGAGAACAGCCGCGAGCTCGCCTGGTTCCTGACCCGCTACCCGATGGAGCTGGCGCCAGCCGACGCAGGTCACCTTGAGGCCCAGACGGCGCGTCACGTCGACCAGGAACTACGCCTCGCGGAGATGGTCGCCGGGCGTGCCGAGCTGCTGCCGTTCAAGCTGGCCAAGCCGCCGCGCGACTACCAGCGCGAGCCGGGCACGCTCCTCCCGGTACGGGGCGGCCTGCTGCTGGCGGACGACGTGGGTGTCGGGAAGACCGTTTCGGCCATCTGCCCCATGACCCAGCCGCAGAACGTGCCGGCGATCGTGGTGGTGCCGGCGCACCTGCCGGGGCACTGGACCGAGAAGCTCCGCGAGTTCGCGCCGGCCCTGCGCGTGCACACGATCCGCAAGAGCCGGGTGTATCCGCTTGTGCGACAGAAGGGCCAGCGGCGCACCGATCTCTGGGACACGATCCCGGACGTCATCGTGGTCAGCTACCACAAGCTGCGCGGCTGGTCGGACACGCTGGCCGAGATCGGGCGGCTGGTGATCTTCGAGGAATGCCAGCAGCTGAGGCGCGATGGGACGGAGATCTACCGGGCGTGCCGCGACCTCGCCGGCGCAGTCCAGTTGAGGCTCGGACTGTCGGCGACGCCGATCTACAACTACGGCGACGAGTTTTTCAACGTGGTGCAGGTCCTGCTGCCTGGTGCGCTGGGCGAGCGCGACGAGTTCGTGCGCGAGTGGTGCTCGGCAGCTCCCGGCCAGGCCGCTCGCCTCCGCGACCCGGAGCAGTTCGGTGCCTACCTGCGCCGCGAGGGCATCATGCTCCGGCGCACGCGCCGGGATGTCGGGCGCGAGCTGCCGCCGGTGACCATTGTGCCGCACCTGGTGGAATCGGACAGCGTGGCGCTCGAGGAGTTGGGCAGCGATGCGGTCGCGCTGGCCCAGATCGTCCTGCAGCAGGGTGAGGCCTACCGCGGCCAGAAGATGCAGGCCGCCGGCGAGTTCGATGCCATGGTCCGGCAAGCCACCGGCGTCGCGAAGGCGCCCTATGTGGCCGAGTTCGTGCGGATGCTGGTCGAGTCCGGCGAGAAGGTCGTCCTGTTCGGCTGGCACCGCGAGGTGTACCGGATCTGGATGCAGCGGATGGCGGACCTGCGGCCGGTGCTCTACAGCGGTAGCGAGTCGCTGGCCCAGAAGGCGGAGGCGAAGCGCGCATTCGTCGAAGGCGACGCGCAGGTGATGATCATGTCGCTGCGGAGCGGCGCCGGCGTGGACGGGCTGCAGCACGTGTGCCGGACGGTCGTGTTCGGCGAGTTCGACTGGTCGCCGGGTGTGCACGAGCAGTGCCTGGGCCGTGTGGATCGAGACGGTCAGGCGGACCCAGTGATGGCCTACTACCTGGAGAGCGATGAGGGCAGCGACCCGATCGTCATCGACGTGCTGGGCGTGAAGCGGCAGCAGTCGGAAGGCGTGCGCAATCCGGGAGGGCCGCTGGTCGAGCGAGCCGACCTGGGCGAGGCCGCGCTCAAGCGCGTCGCCGCGGAGTTCCTGCGCTCCAAGGGCGTAGCAGTACCAGCAGCCGTGGAGCGCGCCGCATGAGCCAGATGCGGAGGCAGGACGAGGTCGACCTCTACGCCGCTCTGCGGCTGGCCGCGGCGGACTACCGGGACGCCGACGGCAACCGGGGGAATGGCTACTGGGGCGGCGCCGCCGTCGTCACGGGCCTGCTGTGTGGGCTGGGCATCAACGAGAAGCGGGGCTATTACCTGCTGATGAAGTGGAGCGCGAAGGGGTGGATCGATTTCGGGATGTGGGCGTGGGGCGGCTGGTTCACGGCCGAGGCGCCCGAGGGGCTGTCTCGGTGACGGCGCCGGCGATGCAGCGCGCGCTGGCGCCACACACGGACGAGCGGGATCCGCTCGAGCTGGTGGCCCGCATGCTGGTGCCGGGCGGCTACCGCGTGCCGGTGGAGGGGCGCAGCTCCCGGCCGACCCTCCAGTCCGGCGACGTCGCCGCCGCGGTGGCGCTGATGCGAGACCCGCTGCAGCGAGAGGCGGCGCTCGCCGTCGCCATGCGCGCCGAGCGTGGCGACTTGGTGCGCGTGATGGCGCGAGCCTACCGCGCGGTCGTGCGCGAGGTGCTGCTGCAGCGCTCGGCTCCGCTGGACCTGCAGGCTCCGGCCGACCGCTGGCGCCTGCGCCTGGTGACCTATGACGCCGTGCAGGACCTGGTCTGGCCGGAGCGCCGCGGCTCGTACAGCGCCCAGGCGCGCCAGGCCAAGATGCGCAGGTCGAGCTACGTCGAGGTTTACCGCTGCGCCACGCATGTATTGCAGCAGGCGCTGGACGGTGCGCGCAGGGACTTTCGGCGTCGCGTGTTCGAGGATCGTTAGTTGTATTGTATTGCTCGGCAACTAACGCAACGGGGGGGGTATGAGGCTGTTTGGATGGCAGATAATTCGATCGACGAGCCAAGTTCAGGATGAGGTCGAGAAGACTGAGAAAGCAATAAATGGAGGCGCGGATAGCGTCGTTGGGCAGTGGCTTGGATTCTTCCGTGTCATTGCGGAACCGTGGACTTTACTGTTGCTTGCGATTGTCCTGGTGCTTTTTTTCGTTGCACAGCGTCCTGATTTGTCTGGCATGGGGGCTGTGGTGCAGGGCCTCATGGCCGTGATATCAGGCGTGGTCGGTGGCAGGATTGCCAACAGAATGTCTGAGATCAGTAGTATCGGGGTTCTCGTCGCAAGGGGGCGAGTTGCGGTCAGGGGTCTTAAACTAATGGTCGTTCAGACGGGTGCGTTCGAGCGACGCTTGGAAGTGTTCCTCAGTCGCCGCGACCACATCGAGAGAAACCCTGAGGTCACGATTCGGAACTACGAGGAAACGGTTGAGTTTTGTCGGAGAATTTTGGAGGAGGCCAGTAGCGCAATAGAAACCTGGGCTGACGTGGTGCCAGGTCAAGATCTCTCCACTACGATCGGTGAGATTACAGCTGTGAAAGTGGCGCACGACGCTACAAAGGCGTTGCTCGATAAAGCGCGAAACGACTTAGAAGCAAATCGGATGGACGTCGAGAAGGCGGGTAGGCTGCAGCAGAAGGTTGCGGAGTTGGAAGCAGTGAGCGACGGCCAGCAAGTGAGGATCGAGATGTTGCGTTCGCGGCTCGAGGAGCAGTCTAGGGTGGGTATGCGCACTAGGAGTACAGTACGCGGAATTATTCAAGCAGATGGCACGCGTGGAGTCCCGATAGGGGCCGCTGCAGCTGCGCTAGCGAGCACGGAGCCGCGCTCTGAGTCATGACCGCTGCACGACTGGGGGTCAACTGGGGATATCTGCGCCGCCCCAGCTGGCCCCCAGTTGCATGGGACCGATCTTGCCCGCCTAATTGCTACCGTGGCGGCGAGTTTCGATAACGCGCTGCCAGCAGCTCCAGCAGCGTAGAGAAGCCGGCCAATCTCGCGTGGCTCATAACCACGAGGTCGCCCGTTCGAATCGGGCCGCTGCTACCACACACCCCACGATGAAGCCTGCCCCGGGCAACCGGGAATCCAGCGGCGGCACTCGGCCGTTCGGTAGGGCATAGAGGGCTAGGCCCGGCAGTTCACGCTGCCGGGCCTTTTTGTTTCCACGGATCGCGGCACCCCCACCGCGCGCTGCATCGGCCCCGTCGACGAGACGCTGCCGCAGCGCACGCCGGCGTGCGCGCTGGCTGAGCAGGTCCAGCGCGCGGCAGCGGGCGAGGGTGGCGATCCACCACATCGGTACGCCCTGGCCAGCCGCCGGGGCGTTTGCATTTGAGGCCCCAGGATGAGCATCGAGCGCGCACGCAAGATCAACGAGACCGCGATCACGCCGGCGCTGGCGCTGCTGCCCACGCGCATGGATTCGCCCGCGGCACGCGTGATGCTGCTGGCGATCGCCGGCCAGGAGGCGGATTTCCGGCATCGCCGTCAGATCGTCAACGCTGTGACGCTGGGCCCGGCCAAGAGCCTGTGGCAGGGCGAGCGCGGCGGCGGGATGGTCCACGGCGTGCGTGGGCACGTGGCGACGCAGGCGCATGCGGCAGTCCTGTACCGCGCGCGCGGCGTGGAGCCGACGCTGGATGCGATCTGGAACGCTATCGAGCACGATGACGTGCTGGCGGCCGGCCTGGCGCGTCTGCTGCTGTGGAGCGACCCGCGCGCGCTGCCCGCTGTGAGCGACGTGCAGGGGGCGTGGGACCTGTACCTGCGCACGTGGCGCCCGGGCGCTTACACGCGCGGCACGCCCGCCTCGCGTCAGCGCCTGCGGGCGAAGTGGGCCGGCTACCACGCCACCGCGCGTGAGGCGCTGTCGTGACCTCGGGCCAGAAAACCGGCGCCGGGATCGGCGTGACGGTGTTGGCTGTGCTGACGCTGCTGCTGTCGTCGCAGTCGTTGCCGGTGATCCAGTGGGTGTTCGGCGAGGCCAAAGGGCTGTTCGGCCTCCCGCTGTTCGCGCCCACGGCCATCGCGATGCTGGTCGGCGCCGGCGCGCCCGCGTGGTTGCCGCACGTGCTGCCGGCGCACTGGCCGGCGCACCGCACCATGCGGGTGACCCGCCTGCTGGGGTTCGGCATCGCCTTCGTGATGGTCTTCTCTCGGTATCCCAGCGCGATCGGCGCTCAGTACGGGCTATTCGCGGGCACCGGCGCGTATGCGCTGTGGACAATGGGCTCGAGCTTCGTCTACCGGATGCGGCCGCAGATGCAGCCTCCCTCCCTGAAGGATGATGGGGCTGCCGGTGGTGACTGACCTCGACGACCAGGCGCTACAGGATGTCGAGTCGCGTGCGCATCCGCTGGCCATGGATCTGATCCGGGGCCTGTTCCCCATGCAGCCGTACCCGAAGACGGACGCGCAGGGCGTGTTGCGGCATGGGTTCGGCCGCCCCATCGAGAAGCGCGCCATGAGCGATGCGACCGCCAGCTTCGCGCTGGCCGACGACCTGCGGGCGACGCAGGCGATCCTGCGCGGTCGGGTGTTCGAACTGATCGCAGTCCACCCAGAGGCCGAGCCGCGGTTGCCGTACCTGTACGCGATCGGCGACCTGCTGGGCGCCGAGAAGCTGCGGGACTGGTCGGCCCTGTGGGAGCAGCTGCGGCGCGAGGACTGGCAGGCGGTGGCCGTGGAACTGATGACCGCGAAGTGGGACGCGTACTACGCATCGAGCCTGGACAAGCGCCGCGCGGTCATGGGCCTGGTGCTGGCGATCAGCAGTCCGGTGGGGGTGGCGGCGTGAAGCTCGTCGGATGGCTGATCACCGCGCTGGCGGTGGTGGCGGTGTGGGCGGGCATCGCGACGTACTTCTGGGCGACCGGAAGTGTTCGCTGCGACGCTCGCATGGCCGAGCAGCGCGCCGAGGATGCCCGGGCGGCGATCGAGGCGCAGGGCGCGGCCCTGGGCAAGGCGACCGAGATTTTCGGTAGCGAGCTCGCCAAGGCGCGGACCGAGGGTACCGCGGCCGCGGGCAACACCCACACACGGGAGACGCTGATCCGCGAGGTGCGCGTGACCGGCGAGTGCGTCATGCCCGTCGGTCTGCCGAGCCTTGCGCCGGCCGTAGAAGAAGCCCGCGCCGCCGCGCGTGATTGAGCAGGAGGGAGCACCGTATGCCGACGATCGGATACAGCATGGATCAGTGCGAGCGTCGCGCCACTGCGCGGCGTCGGGCCGAGCAGCAGGTGCGGGCCAAGTTCCCCGGCCTGATGCAGGGCACGCCGGGCTGGAATCGAGCGGTCGGGAATCGCTACGACCGTCTGTTGCGCTCGGGCGCGGAGGACTGATGCGCACCGCCTGCGCCCTGCTGCTGGTTGCCGCGCTGGCTGGATGCGCCGGGAAGGCCGTCCGCGCTGACGCGCCGCTGATCACCCCGTGCCTGGACGAGCCGACTGCCTACGTGCCGGACGAGCCCCAGGCGCCGGCGGAAGGGGCGGCAATCCCCGACAGCTACGTCGTGGCCCTGAAGGGCTGGGCCAACAGCCTGCTCGGCGTGGTGACGCAGGACCGCATCGCCTGGCGCGGCGAGCGCAGGTGCATCCGGCGATTCCAGGACGAGGGGCAGATCCGATGATCGACAACGCGCCCGTGCGGTCGGTCGTGTTCCGGGTGTACTTCGCATGGTGGCTGCGCTGGTACCTCGGCAGCGTGGCGCTGATGTCGGCCCTGACCGGTCTGAACCCCGACATGGACAAGGTGGGCTTCTGGGCGGGCCGCGCGGTGCGCGTGAAGGAGGTCCGCCAATGACGCTTTCGGTCGCTCGGCAGCCAAAATGTTAAGACGAGCCTTCACAAGACTGAATCGCTCAGGAGAAGATGAACGGAATGTTAAGCATACCCTTCACATCAATGAACGGGCGGGGACCCTGCGGCCAACTGGGCCCTACCGCGGGGGATTCGGGCCCCGGTTTTCGACAGATTTTCGGGCCTCCATGGCCTCACCAGCAGTTGCCGGTTGAGGCTTCAAATCAAGGAATCGCGAGGGTGTGATGGGTGAGGTGCGCGAGTTCCGGCCGGGCTGGTCGATCTCGCGCCTCGCCGAGGAATTCGGGATGGACCGCAAGACGGTCTCGAATCGAATTCGCGAGGCCGGCGTGCCGCCGACGGCGAAGCGCAGCGGCTACGACGTGTACCGCCTGGCGGACGTTGCTGCCGCGGTGCTCGGCTTCGCCCAGCCGGGTGCGGTGGGCGAGGGTGGCGTCATCGACCCGCGCGACCTACCGCCGAAGGACCGCAAGGACTACTACCAGTCCGAAAACGAGCGGCTGAAGGTCGAGGTGACCATGGGCACGCTCGTGCCGGCGGTCGAGGTCGAGGCCGACATGGCGGAACTGGTCAAGGACGTCGTGCAGTTCCTGGACACCCTGCCGGATGTTCTCGAGCGAAAGCTGGCGCTGAAGCCCGAGCAGGTGGTGAAGGTGCAGGAGCGCTGCGACGCGGTCCGGCAGCAGCTGTACGAAAAGGTCATGGCGGCGGAGAGCGATGGCGACGCACGCGACAGCGCGTAGCATCCGCAATGACGTCTGTCAGATGCTCCGGCCGCCGCGCCGGATCCTGGTGGCGGACGGTGCACGGGCGCTGCGGGTCAACGCCGGCACCGGTTCGGGCGAACCGTGGGACGCCTCGACCACGCCGTACATGGTCAAGCCGCTCAACGCGACCAAAAGCCGCGTGCATGAGGCGGTGGTGTTCATGGGCCCGGCTCGATCGGGCAAGACGCTCGCGTTGATCGAGGGTCGGTTGGCCTACACGATCACCTGCGATCCGTCGGACGTGATGATCATCCAGTCGACGCAGGACGCCGCGGCCGACTTCAGCAAGACACGAATCACGCGTGCGCTGCGCGGCAGCCCCGAGCTGTTGAAGCAACTCAGTCCGCGCGCGCACGACGACAACGTGCTGATGAAGTTCTTCCGGTCGGGCATGTCGCTGCGCCTGGGCCATCCGTCGATCTCGGTGTTGTCGGGCAAGGACCTCAAGACGGTCCTGATGACCGACGTGGACAACTTCACCGGCGACCTCGGCATCGATGAGGCCTTCGGCCTCGCGTTGAAGCGCACGCAGACCTTCATGTCCGGCGGCATGGTCGTCGCCGAGTCGAGTCCGGAGGCCGACTACGAGGACGGCCAGTGGCGGGTGAACCCGGACCGGCCGCATGAAGCGCCGCCGGCCACCGGCATCGCCGCCTTGTATAACCGCGGCGATCGGCACCGCTGGTACTGGCCCTGTCCGGAGTGCGGCGAGTTCTTCCAAGCCGCGCCCGGCTACGACTTGTTCCGGCTGCCGCCGGAACAGGAACTGCTCGAACGCGTGCAGGTCGACGACATGCTGACGATGGCGCGTCGCCTGTCGATCTGCTTCTGCCCGCACTGCCACGTGGGGCTGGAGGATCGCTGGAAAGACGGGATGAATCAGCGCGGCGACTGGGTGGGCGAAGGGCAGGTGATCCACCCGGATGGCTCGATCGACGGCGAAGCGATCGAGTCCCGCACCCGGAGCTACTACCTGGGCGGCGTGGCGGCGGCGTTTCAAAGCTGGGAATCGCTGATCGAGCGATACCTACAGGCTTTGAAGGTCTACGCCAAGACCGGCGAGGAGAAGCCGCTGAAGTCGACCTACAACGTCGACGCAGCGCTGAATTACGTGCCGATGGCGGCGCGCTCGGAGAGCAACCCGAACGCGATGCAGGGCCGGGCGGAGAGCTGGACAGCAGGCGCGGTGCCGGTCGGCGTGCACTTCCTCACGGCCACCGTGGACGGCCAGAAGAACCGGTTCGTCGTCCAGGTGATGGGCTGGGGGCCGGGCGAGAGCGGCAGCCTCGAGCGTTGGATCGTCGATCGCTACTCGCTGCGCACGTCGGAACGTTCCGACGGCGCCGGCGGATTCCTGGGCCTGGAGCCCGCGAAGTACCTCGAAGACTGGGAGCGCCTGGTCGACAAGGTCATCCAGCGCCGCTACCCGCTCGACGATGCCAGCGGCCGGACCATGCCGGTCCGCGCGGTGGGCATCGACTGGGGCGGCACGAAGGGCCATGCGCCGCGTGCGCTGGAGTTCTGGCGATCGCTGAAAGCGCGTGGTCTGCACTGGCGCGTGCGGTTGGTGAAGGGCGGCGGGAACCGGGACTACCTCTGGAAGGAGAACACGCCCGATTCCAGCAAGCGCAAGGACCGAAAGACCGGCAGCCGCGGTGACGTGCCCCAGCTGCTGATCAACGTGGACCGCATGAAAGACCTGGTGGCGGCAAACGTGGCGCGCACCGATCCGGGACCGGGCTTCTACCACTTCGCCGACTGGCTGCCGACGGTCTTCTACGAAGAGCTGACCGCGGAAACGCGTACCTCGAAGGGCTGGGAGAACCTCGGCAAGCGCCGGAACGAAGAGTTCGACCTCGCCGTCTACAACGAGACGCTGGCGCAGTGGATCAAGGCGCCAGCGATCAACTGGTCGAACCCGCCCGCCTGGGCGGCCGGCTGGGACACGAACCCCGACGTGGTGAAGGGCGACGAGCCGCCCCCGCCGCCACCCACTCCCCCGCGCACGCGCCGCCCGCGCGTGGTGCAGAGCAAGTACCTGAGGCGATGACATGGCATACACCCGCACGGACCTCGAGCAGCTGGAGGCCGCAATCAAGAGCGGCACGCTGTCGGTCCAGTACGCGGACCGCCGCGTCCAGTACCAGAGCCTCAGCGAGCTGCGCGCGGCCCGCCGCGAAATTCTGGCCGAGATCGAGCGTGCCGAACGGCCCCGTCGCGTGCGCCGCGTCATTCGAATGACGCAGACGGGCCAGGGGTTCTTCTGATGTACGGATACGCGGCGCCGAACGAGACCACGCACGGCGGCGGCTACAAGGCCGCGGGCAATGGTCGGCGCCTGATGCCGATGCGGGCGGCGAGTCTGGGTCCGAACGTCGTCACGCTGTACAGCCTGGGCGAGATCGTTGCCCGTGCGCGCAACGCCGCGCGGAACGACCCGTGGGCGGGCGCCGCCGCGGACAAGAGCGTGGCCAACGGCATCGGCACCGGTATCCAGGCCAAGGCGCAGTGGGGAACCAAGGCGTGGAGGGCGCGGGAGCAGAAGCTCTGGAAGCGCTGGGGCAAGGTCTGCGACGCCGACGGCGTGCTGAACCTCGACGGCCTGCAGGCGCTGATCTGGCGCGAGTGCGAGGAGGCCGGCGAGTGCTTCGTGCGTCTGCGCAACCGCCGCTTGAGCGATGGACTGCCGGTGCCGCTGCAACTGCAGGTGATCGAGGCCGAGCAGTGCCCGCCCCACTTCTACGGGACGGCGAGCAACGGCAACCAGATCCGCGCCGGCATCGAGTTCGACCTGATCGGCCGGCGGGTCGCGTACTGGATGTACCCGCGGCACCCCGGCGACTTCCATGCGGGCACCGACATCGACGCGACGACGCTCAAGCGCGTGCCGGCGGACGAAGTGATCCACGTCTACGAGCCGGTGCGCGCTGGCCAGATCCGAGGCATTCCGCGTGCCGCCTCGGTGCTGGTGCGGATGTTCAATCTGGACGCGCTCGATGACGCCGTCCTCGAGCGCCAGAAGATCGCCAACCTGTTCGTCGGCGTGTTCGAGGACGCCGACAAGAACGGGGAGCCGACGGACCCGATGGCCGAAAGCCTGACGGGGGACGGCACTGTCGGACCGGTCGGCATGGAGGATGAGGGCATCGCGCTTGCCGGGCTCGAACCCGCCACAACGATCGATCTCGGCGGTACCGGCCGCAAGTTCAACCAAACGAAGCCGCCGGACGCCGGCAACAACTACCCCGACTATCTCCGGCAGGGCCTGTTGGCCATCGCCGCCCGTTGGGGCGTTCCGTACGAGGTGCTCACCGGCGACCTGCGCAACGTCAGCGATCGCGCACTGCGCCTGATCCTCAACGAATTCCGCCGCTTCATCGAGATGCGGCAGTGGCTGGTCCTGATTCCGCGCTGCCTGCAGCCGATCCGCGAGGCCTACCTCGACCGGGCGGTGCTGGCGGGCGCCTTGGCCGTGCCCGGCTACGACGAACTGCGCGAGGACGTAGCCGAGACCCTCTGGGTGCCGCAGGGCTGGCCGTACAGCCACCCGGTGCAGGACGTCGATGCCGACATCAAGGCGATCCGCGGCGGGCTCGATTCGCGCAGCGCGACGATTCTCCGGAAGGGCGAGGATCCGGAGGAGGTCGCCTCGCAGCAGCAACTGGACAACGCCGACGCCGATGCGCGCGGCCTGATTCTCGATACCGACCCGCGCCGCGTCGCACGCACGGGCAGCGCCCAGTCCAAGCCCGCAGGCAACGCCGGCGGCGAGGACACCGAATCCGATCGGAGCTAACCCATGAAGAACCCGCCTGGCGTGCTCGCACGCCTGTTCGGCCGCGCCAAGCCTGCGCCGGTCGTCTCGTCGCTGGCCACGGCCGTGCTCAACCGGCCACTGCTGGCCGACCGCGCTATGGCCGAGCAGCTGGTGAATGCCTACCTCAGCGGGGAGGTGACCAGCCTCGACACCCAGCTCAGCACCGACCGCGTGCCTGGCGTTTCGCCCGCGCCCGAGGCCGAGGCGGCCGGCATGATCGGCGTGATCAACATCAGCGGCGGCCTGGTCAACCGGCCGATGCCGGGGCCGAGCGGAGGCGGGCCGGTCAGCTATACCGCGCTGCGCGAGGCATTCGACGAGCTGCTCCACGACGACGGCATCAGCGCGATCGTGCTGCGCATCGAGTCGCCCGGCGGCATGGCGTCCGGCATGTTCGACCTGACCGACCACATCTACGCCAGCCGCGGCCAGAAGCCGATTCACGCCCTGGTGGACGACTACGCCTACAGCGCCGCCTACGGCATCGCGGCGGCCTGCGACGAGATCTGGGTCAGCCGCACCGGTGGCGCCGGATCTGTGGGCGTGTGTGCCTTCCACTACGACTGGAGCGGCAACGATGCGCAGATCGGGCTCAAGGTGACGCCGATCTACGCCGGCGACCGCAAGATCGACTTCAACCCGCACTTCCCGCTGTCCGAGGAAGCCCACGCGCGCGCCCTGGAGAGCGTGGACGCGACCTACGGCCTGTTCGTCAAGTCGGTGGCCCAGTACCGCGGCATCGACGAGGCGGTCGTGCGCAGCACGCAGGCGGACGTGTACTACGGCGACCGCGCCGTGGCGGCGGGGCTCGCCACGCGCCTGGGCACGTGGGACGACCTCGTCGCCCACCTGGGTGCGCCCGGCGTCGATGCACCCGAGCAGGAGGGGGACGACGGCGAAGACGGCGCGGGAAGCGAGCTGACCGCCGCGCCGCCGGTCACCGGGGCGGAATCCGATGGCGACGCAGAGGGTGAGGGGGGCGACGCCGACGCGCCACCCGGCGACCCCAGCACGGCGGACGGCGAGGCCCCCGCACCTGATGAGGCCGCAAAGCTGGCGGCCGCCGGCTCGATCGCCAGGGCAGTCACCGCGGCAGGCCTGGCACCCGACCTCGCCGTCGCCTTGCTGGGCCACGTCCAGGAAGTAGCCGAGGTCCCGCGCGAACTGGAACGTGCGCGCGGCATTGCGGACCTGTGCCGCGCCGCTGATCTGCGCAGCCTGGCCCCCGAACTCATCTCGTCGGGCGCATCGCTCGAGCAGGTGCGGGCCCAGCTCGACGGGGCCACTGCCAGCGTCGGGGATGAACTGGTGACCGCGCAGCCGACCCAGAACACCGCAGCCGTCACCGCCGCGGTCAAGCAAGCCGAGTCTCTCGATCCCAACCGCGTCTACGCACGTCGCAACAATCCCCGAGGAGCAACGAAATGATCACTGCCACCGGCAACACCGCCGAATTCCTCCTGAGCGAGGCCCATGGCGAGCGTTCGCGCGCGCTGTTCACCCTCCCCGCCGGTCAGGGTTACCTGCGCCCGGGCACGTTCCTGACGGCCAGCGGCGTCGTCGCCACCACCAACACCGACGTCGCGGGGCTGCTCTACGGCGGCGTCGACACCGGCAGCGACAGCGCGGCGCCGGCGGTCAAGGCGACCGTGATCGATCGGGATGCCGAGGTCCACGGCGAACTGCTCCAGTGGGCCGAGACCGACACCGACGCCATGAAGAACGCCTTCGCAGGGTCGCTCGGCGACATCGGCATCCGCGTCCGCTGGACCCAGCGCCCTGCTGGCCTGGAGACCGACCAGGTCGAGGTCGAGGACGTACCCCCGTCCGGGGGTGGCGGCGGCTAATCCCGCTGCGCCCGCGCGCCACCGCTTCATCCACCCCCAAGCCCCGCACTCGCGGGGCTTTTGCTTTTCAGAGGACGCAGAACCATGGATCTCCAGCAGCTGGTCGATTCCGCCGCGCTCAGCACCCATTCGCTGACCGCCAACATCAACAACCTCCCCGATACCCCGACCCGCATCGGCGACATGGGGCTGTTCACCGAGGCCGGGGTTTCGACGACCTTCGTGCTGGTCGGCATCCAGGACCACAAGCTGTCGCTGGTGCCCGCAGTCCCGCGGGGCGCACCGTCGCAGCCCAAGGCGCTGCACGGCAGCAAGGCCAAGCCGTTCCTGATCCCGCACCTGCCCCAGCGTTCGACGGTCATGGCGGACGAGGTGCAGAACGCGCGTGCGTTCTCCCTCGCCGCGCCGCCGGAGTCGGGCGAGAACCTGCAGCTCAACAGCGCCATCACCGCGGTCACGCAGAAGGTCAGCGCGCTGCAGGCGGTGCACAAGCGGGACAACGACTACACCATCGAGTATCACCGCATGGGCGCCATCCGCGGCCAGGTCCTCGACGCCGACGGCTCGGTGCTGATCGACATCTACCGCGAGTTCGGCATCACCCAGACGACGGCGTCGCTCGGCCTCAACACCGCGACCACGAACGTGCGCAACAAGGTGCTGGAGATCAAGCGCATGGTCGAGAAGGCGCTGGGCGGCGTGCCGCACCGCGGTATCCACGTGTTCTGCAGCCCGGAGTTCTTCGACAAGCTGACCGGCCACGACAAGGTCGAGAAGGCCTTCGACCGCTGGCAGGAGGGTGCGGCGCTGCGTGACGATCTCCGTCGCGGCTTCTCGTTCGGCGGCGTCACGTTCGAGGAAGTCAGCTCTGCCGTCGGCGAGGACCGGTACATCCCCGAGGGCGAGGCGATCGCGTTCCCCCTGGGCGTGCCCGACATGTTCATCACGCGCTTCGCGCCGGCGGACTACATCGAGACCGTCAACACGGTGGGCCTGCCGTACTACTCGAAGTCGGAGGTCCAGCGCTTCGGGAAGGGCATCGACATCGAATCCCAGTCGAACGCGCTCAACCTCAACACGCGGCCCGACGTCGTCATCCGGCTGACGTTCTGACGCAGCGGGGCCGGCGGTGCGCCGGCCCCGAGAGGCCGAGATGATCAAGACCGAGGTGGATCCGGGCGACGTCTTCGGGCGGGCGTTCACGGAGCTCGAGCAGAAGAATCTGCTGTTCGCGACGGTGCAGGCAGTCAACGCGACCGCCTTCGCTACCCGCGAGCGGTGGGCGGAACTGATGCCGCGCGTATTCGACCGGCCGACGGCACTCACCCTGCGCGCGCCGCTCTACCGCAAGGCGACCAAGCAACGGCCGTACGCCGAGGTCTTCCTGCGCGACGAGGCGCACAAGGGCACGCCGCCGGCGAAGTACCTGCTGGCCCAGGTGGGCGGCGGTGCGCGCAGGATGAAGCGCTCCGAGGCGGCTCTGCGCGCAGCTGGCGTCCTGCCGGCCGGGATGCTGACCGTTCCCGGCCGCGGTGCGCAGCTCGACGCATTCGGTAACGTCCCCGGCAAGCAGGTCACGGCGATCCTCTCCGCGGTGCGCGCGCAGCGCGATCAGTACCAGAACGCAACGGACGCCAGCCGCGGCCGGCGCCGAGCCAAGAAGAAGCGGCGCGGCGGGGAGTATTTCGCCCTGAGCAGCCCGCGCGGGAAGCTGAAGCCCGGCGTGTACGAGCGCATCGATACCGGCTTCGGCAGCGGCGTGCGCAGCGTCCTGTTCTTCGTGGCCTCGGTCACCTACCGCCCGCGCTACGACGTGTTCGGCGCCGCGCAGCGGATCTACAACGAGCAACTGCCGTTCCACTTCACGCGGGAGCTGGACAAGGCAGTCGCGACCTCGAAATTCAGGGGCAAGGGATGAGCCAACGAGACTTCATGCGGGCCTTCGATGCGGCGGCCAGCCGGGCATTCCAGGCTGCTGGCATCGCCGACGGCGCGCTGTACTACGCCACGCCCGAAACACCGGTCGGCCAGCCGTGCACCGTGCTGGTCGACCGGGATGTCCGGGACTTCGACGATGCCGAGCAGATGTTGCCGGTCCCTGCGTCCTACACCCTGATCTCGTTCGAGCTGCGGGAGGTGTCGCCAGCAAAGGGCGGCGTCGTGGAACTGTTGGCCAGCGGTGAACGCTATCGCCTGCAGAAGCCAATCCGCGCCGACGAATCCCGCAGCCGATGGGTGGTCATCCATGCCAAGCAATAGCCCTCGCTCGATCCTGTTGGACGCGTTCGCCGAGTGCCTGGGGAGGATCCGGCGCGCCGACGGCTATCACACGGACGCCGGCGCCTGGGTCACCACCGAGGCCGGCATGGTGCCGGATTCCCAGGGAATCGTGATCGGGCTGGTCGTGGGCAAGCAAGAGCGGGCAACCGACCGCGCGGTCGTCCGCACGCACCGCCTGACCAGCGTGGGCGTGATCCTCAAGCTGCACGCCGACATCGACGACGCCATCGAGCAGCAGGACCGCATCCTCAGCGACCTCGATCGCGCGCTCGACCCGACCCAGAAGTTCCGCTTCCCGCGCGGCTACCAGTTCCCGGAGTTCCAGACCATGGAGCCCGCCCCAGTACAGCAGGGGGCGGGCTGGACCGGCGTCGTCGTCGTCTACAGCAGCCACATCCCAATCCATCCCGCCGCCGGCTGATCCGCGGCGCCGCCCACCGAAGCCCCGCATCCGCGGGGCTTTTTCTTTTCCAGCACGAGGAACTCGCAATGTCCCACGCACCCGATTACAGCTACCTGGGCAGCGGCATCATCCTGGTCCGCGAGTGGGGCAGCCCGCTCCCCCTGATCGAGGTCGGCAACTGCTCCGCCTTCAACGTCGCGCCGCAGACCAACCAGCTCACGCTGGCCGATCACACCCGCCCGGGCGGCGGCGTCCGCAACCGGGTCGACCGCATCAGCGACTGGCAGCTGAGCTACTCGTTCCACGATTTCAGCCCCGAGAACTTCGCCCGGGTCACTCGCGGCCAGGCCAGCACCATCGCTTCCGGGAGCGTCGCCAACGAGGAAGTCGCCGCGGCGCGCGGCGTGTACGTCCCGCTGTCGCGGATCGCGTCGGCCATCACCTCGGTCCAGCCGGTGGGCACCGGCGCGGCGTACGTCGCGGGCCAGGACTACGTCTTCGACCGCGGGATGATCTACATCCCGGTCGACAGCGAAATCCCGGTCAGCGTGAACGGTGCGCCGAACATCCGCGTCACGTACGCGCACGGTGCCCTCGGCCACGTGGAAGCCGCGGTGGTCGCGGCCCGCCAGTACGAGATGCAGTTCCACGGCGAGAACGAGGCGCTCAGCGGCCGCAAGGTCAAGCTCGTCGCGCACCGCGTCAGCGGCGGCGTGATCCAGCAGCTGGGACTTCTGGGCGAGGAGTACGGCGTCGGCGAGGTGCAGGGTTCGATCCTGGCCGACCCGTCGAAGCGGATCTCGACCAACCACAGCGCCTACTTCTACTGGCAGCAGGAGCGCTGATCGCCATGGACGACAACGCTCTGGAAGTGATCGAGCCGGCCACGGGGCCGGCGACCTACCGCGGAGAGACCCTCGATCTGCGGCCGCTGACCGTCGGCGCGACGCCCAGGATCGTCCGCCTGGCCAGGCCGGTGATCAACTCGCTGCTTGACCTCGAGGCCCTGCCGGACGAAGACGAGGGCGCCTGGATCGATCTGGCGCTCGACTTGATCGAGAAGCACGGCGACGCCGTCTTCCAGGCCGTCGCGCTGGCCGTGGGTCGCGAACCCGCCTGGATCGAGGGCGGAGACATCGCCGAGTTCGTGGACCTGTGCCGCGGGCTCTACGAGGTCAACCGCGATTTTTTCGTCCGCCGCCTGGCGCCCCTGCTGCAGGAGCGGGCAGCGGCCCGGGCAAAGGCGGCGGCAAAGCACCGTGGAACTGGGCCGACACCCTCCAGCTCCTCGCCGAGCGCGGCCACTCGCTGACCGAGATCCGCGGCTACACGTTCGGCCAGCTCCGGGCTTTCTCCGAAGCCGCCGAGCGTGCGCGGCGTCGCGATCTCCGTGACCACGCCTTCAACCTGCGCGCCGCCGCCAACTGCGATGCGCAGGAGTGGAAGACGTACCTCAATCACCTGGATTCCTGACCCTTGAACACGCCCGCAAGCCTTCGCGTGAGGATCTCGGCCGATCTGGCCGACATCAAGCAGGGCCTGGGGCTGCTGCGCGGCGAGCTGGCCAAGGTCAAGAAGGACGCGGGCGCCGCTCTGCAGAACGCGGGCAACAACGCCGCGATCCAGGGGATCAAGCGCGTTCGCCAGGAGGTCGCGGGTCTCGCTGCCGCGTGGCTCTCGCTGCGCGGCGCGTCCGTCCTGTCCGGGCTGGCCGATGAGGCCACCCAGCTGCGCGGGCGGATCCGCATGGCCAAGGGCGACTATGAGGGCCTGTTCTCGATCGCGCAGGACACGCGCACCGGGCTGACGAACACCGTCGACCTGTACGCGCGCATGGAGCGCAGCAGTCGCGGCATGCAGCTGTCGCAGGAGCGCCTGCTCGGCCTGACGCGGACCGTCAATCAGGCGATCAGGCTGTCGTTCGCGTCGGCCGCCGCCGGCGACGCGGCGATCGTGCAGTTCGGCCAGGCGCTGGCGGCCGGGCAACTGCGCGGCGAAGAGTTGAACTCCGTGCTCGAGCAGACGCCTCGCCTGGCCGAGGCGATCGCGACCGGCATGGGTATCCCGCTCGGGAAGCTCCGGGAACTGGCCAAGGAGGGCAAGCTCACCAACGAGCAGGTGCTCAAGGCGTTGGAGTCGCAGGCGTCGGCGGTCGAGAAGGAATTCGGCCAGATGCCGGTCACCATCGGCGACGCCCTGGTGCAGGTCCGGAACGCGTTCCTCGACTTCGTCGGCGACGTCGACGAAGCGGAGGGGATCAGCCGCAAGCTGGCGACCGCGCTCACCAACCTCGCCAAGGACCTGCCGCGCTATCTCGGGCCGGTGCTGACTCTGCTCCGGCTGATCATCCAGAACCTGGACGTCATCCTGGTGATCATCGGGACCCGGCTCGCGCTTGCCGCGGCGGCCGCAATCCCGGCGCTCATCGCCTACCTGGTCAGCCTGCGCGCGGCGCTGGTCGCCGCGACCGCGCAGGCAGTGACCCTGCGCGGCGCCCTGGCGCTGCTCGGTGGCCCGGTGGGTCTCGCGATCGCCGCGCTCACCGGCGCCGTCTACGCGCTCTACCAACGAACGCAGGATGCGACGCGCGCTCAGGAGGCCCACAACGCCGAGCTGGCGGCGAACCGTGACCTCGCCAAGGAGAGCGCCCAGGCCGCGCTCGCAGACGCACGCGCGAAGCGCGCCCAGGCGATCAGCACGCTGCAGGCCGCGCTTGCCGTTGCCAACGAACGCAAGGAGCGGCTGGCGGCCGAGCGCGCGCGCCAGGAGCGCCGCGGCGGACGTGGCGGCTACCTGCAGGGTGGTGTGGTCGCCGCGGTCGGTACCGGCGTCGAGGAGGCGCAGAGCCGGGTCGACCAGCTGGCGCGCATGGTCGACGACTGGAACACGCGGGTCGTGGACTTGGGGGCGGCCACGGCCGGTGCCGTCGAGGAGACGGTCTCTACCGCGGCCGCCGGTACCGGCAAGGCGATCGCGGCCTCCAACGCGCTGCTGCGCGATGCGACCGAGCGCGCGCTCAAGGAGCTGGAGCGGATCTACGGCGAGGGCCGTCTCAGCATCAAGGATTACTTCGCCGAGCGCGAGCGCCTGCAGCTTCGGGCGGTCGACCTGGCGATCCAGCAGGCCCAGGCCGAGCTGGCAGTGGCCGACAAGCTCGGCCCTCGGCGGAAGCTCGAGGAGGAAATCGCCACGCTGCAGCGGGATCGGGCCGAGATCGGCGTTCGATCCGCGCGCGAGCAGGCCCGCGCCGAGCAGGACCTCGCCGCGCAGGTCGCGGACCTCAAGCGCCAGCTGGGCGACGTGTTCGACATCGCGACCGTCGGCCAAGCCGAGCGCGCGCGCGTGCTCCGCGAGTACGAGGTGCTGTTCCGGCGCCTGGAGGCAGAGTCCGGCGCCGCCGGCGAGCAGATGGGGCAGGCGCTGGTCGAGCGGCTGGTCGCGCGCGCGCAGCAGGACGCCCTGGGCGAGGCGGCAACGAAGATCGGCGCCGCGCTGCGCTCCATCGAGACGGCCATCGGCGCTCAGGTCGGCGCCGGCACCATGGGCATGGGCGAGGGCGAGCGGCAGCTGGCCGCCGCACGTGCCAAGGCGCTGGCCGACTACCAACAACTCCGCGCTGCGGCCGTCGGAGCCATGGCGGCGCATGCGCCGGGTTCGCCGGCGCATACGGCCGCGGTTGCCGGCCTGCGCGAGCTCGACACCGAGATCGCGAACGTCATCGCTTCCCAGGACACTTGGAGGCAGAAGACTGAGGACCTGGCGGCGAACTCGCTAGGGGATGCGCTCGCCGACCTGATCACGGGTGCCAAGGGCTTCAAGGAAGCGTTCTCCGACATGGTCCGGTCCTTCGTGGCCGGCGTCGCGCGAATGATCGCTCAGGAGCTCGCGCTGCGCGCTGTGCGCGGCTTGTTCTCCGGCTTCGGGGGCGGTGCTACCGCTGACGTCCATCACCAAGGTGGGGTGGCCGGGCAAGGCGCGGTGCGCCGCTCGATCAGCCCGCTGCTGTTCGGCGCAGCGCCGCGGTACCACAACGGCGGAATCGCCGGTCTGGCGCCCGACGAGGTGCCCGCGATCCTGCGCCGCGACGAAGAAGTGGTGACCCGATCCGATCCGCGCCATCGCGCCAACGGCGGTCTCGGCAGCGGCCGCGGTGGCAACTACCGCATCGAGATCGTCAATACCGGGCCGCCGATGAGGGCCACTGAGACAACCATCACCCAGCAGCCCGACGGCACCCAGCTGATCCGCACGGTCCTCGAGGCAGTGGCCGACGACGTGGCCAACGGCGGCGTCGTCGCGGCGGCTGGCCGAGGCCGATTCGGCTGGAAGGACCAGGTATGAGCCAGCTCCCCGACTACGCGCATGTGATGCTCGCCGGCTTCGCCGAGGACCTGGACCCGTCGGTCCGAACCACGGAAATGGAGCGGGGCCCCGACAAGCTCGAGATCCTCAACTCCCAGGTCAAGATGCGCCTCAGCTTCAGCCTTTACTTCGAGACGTGGGACCTGCAGGAGCAATTCTTCGGCTGGTACATGACAGAGCTCGGCCGGATCGGCGAGTTCGACATGCCCCATCCGATCAGCGGCCGCCCGCTGCGCGTCAGCTTCGTGGGAGGCTCGATCGGGCGCGCCGAGTTGATCGACGAGCTCGGCTACGACTGCCGCCGCGCGGTGACCGTGGAGTACCTCCGGTGAGCACGTTCCTCGAGCGGCGGCAGCGGACGCGCGACCGCCACGGCACGCTCCTGTTTCTCGAGATCCGGTCGACGTCCATGCCCGAGGTGCTGCGGGTGGTCAACGACACTCAGAACTGGACCAGCAACGGAGTCGAGTACATCGGCGCGCCGTTCGGCTTCAAGGAGCCGGACGACGTCGCCGGCCAGACGCCGCGCGCGCAGTTGGTCATGGCGACCGGTGGCGCCAGCATCACCGAGGACCTCGAGGCGCTGCCGCCGGGTGAACTGCTGCTCGGCCGGCTGATGCTCAGCGATCGCGCGAACCCGCACGTCTATGCGCGCGTCTGGAATCTCCCGATGACCCACGTCTCGTCCGGCGGTGGGCAGGCGACTGCGCAGCTGGGTGTGGACTACCTCCTTCGCCAGCGGGCCGTGCGCCTGCTGTTCAACCCCTTCACGGCCCCAGGCCTTCCTTGAGAGATCCGAGATGACGAACGCGAACATGGTGATGATCCAGGTCGAAGCGACCCCGCAGCTGATCCGCGATCAGCTGTCGGCCTGGGCCGAGCGCAACCGTGCGGGCCTGGGGAGCGACCCGTTCCCCCACGCCGCCGGCGACTTCATGCGCTTCGAGCCCGGCCTGGCCGCGGCGCTCGAGGTCGACCCGCAGAACCCGGTGCTGATCATCTCGGTCGGCGAGAACGCGCCTCAGGGGCTGGTGGCGTTCTACAACCGCGACGGCCTGATCCAGTCGCTGCACGTCACCGGCCCGCAGCTGGTGCCGCTGGAGGACGCGCCCGCGCCCGAGGTGCCCGGCGACGAATCCGACGAGGTGGAGGAAGCCGCGCTGGTCGACGCGGGCGAGGCCGATGAGGCCGGCTGAGATCGAGCACCTGGTCGGCGTGCCGTACTGCGCCGAAACGCTCGACTGCGCTGATTTCGTCGTGCTGGTCCAGCGCGAGTTGTTCGGTCGCGACGTGGTCGTGCCGAACGGGCGCCCGCGCGGCGTCCGCGGCCAGCTGGCGCTCGGTGAGCTATCGCGCGCGTATGGCACACGCACCGAGAGGCCCCAGGACGGCGACCTGGTGTTGATGTTCGAGGACGGCGTGCTCGGGCACGTCGGCGTCTACTTCTTCCTGGCCCACGAGGGCTGGGTCCTGCATAGCTGCGAGAAGATCGGCGTGTCGGTCTTCCACCGCGTGCGCGAGCTCCCCGATTGGGGAGCACCGATCGAAGGTTTCTACCGATGGCGGGACTGACCCGACGACCCCTGATGCAGTTCGACCCCAACGCCCCGGAAACGGGGCGTTTTTCTTGCGTGGTCGAGGCTGGGGGCGCTGCGTGATGGGCTTGCTCGAGTGCCCCCCTGGGCATAGCCGCCTGGTCTACACGCCGCATCCGGTCACGGTTGAGGGGCAGAACGAGCTCGTCGCCCAGCTGCTGCCCGGCGAGACGCTGGGCGCCTTCCTGCGGCGGGCCGTGCCGGATTGGGCCGGCGACGCGTGGGAAGTGCGCATCAATGGCGTGCTGGTGCCCGTGGAGGTCATGGAGCGTGTCCGTCCGAAGGACCGCACCCTGATCGAAGTGCGAGGCATCGCCAAGAAGACCGCGCTCTACATCGTCGCGATGGTCGCGCTGACCTATTTCACCTTCGGTCTGGGCAGCGCCACCGCTGGCGGCTGGGGGGCGGGCGCGGCTGCCGGCGCCTTCGGCGGCGGCGTCGCCGGCGCACTGTTCGCGTCGGCCGTGTTCGTCGCCGGATCCGTGCTGATCAACAAGGTCCTCGGACCGAAGCCGCCCAGCGTCAGCCAAACGGACCAGAACACCGTCTACACCATCGGCGCCAGCCGTAATCAGGCGCGTCCGTACCAGCCGCTCGGACTGCCGTTCGGCCGCGTGAAGTACGCGCCGGACATCCTGAGCGCGCCGTACACGTGGTTCGAGGGCGACGAGCAGTACGTCGGCATGGTGCTCACGCCCGGCGTCAACGTGCACCGCGTCGAGGAGCTTTATCTCGGCGACGCGCTGCTGTCGTCGTTTCAGGGCGTGCAGGTCTACTACGCCGGCTTCCCGGGCATGCCCGAGCAGAAGATCCCGCTGTACACCGACGCGGACACGATCAACGGCGGCGAGCTGAGCGAGGACGGCACATGGGTGCAGCGCACGACGCCGCCGCGCACCGTGCGCATCCTCGTGAACCTCGCCTACGTCCTCGGCGACGCCGACAGTAAGGGGCGCCCATATCTGAACACCGAGACGGTGGAGGTCCAGTACCGTCCGGCCGGCTCCAGCACGTGGACGCCGCTGATCTCGCGCAACTTCGCGAACAGCGACTACAACCCGCATCGGGCGACGCTGCCCCGCGATGTCGCTGAAGGGCAGTACGACGTGCGCACCCGGATCCGCGGCCGAGCGGTCAACGGCGGTGGGTCGAATGGCCAATCGAAGTGGCAGTGGGAAACGATGGTCGCCGTCCAGGCCGACCCTGCCGATTACTCCGGTATCCCGCGCATCGGCATCCGGATGAAGGCCTCCGGCCAGCTGCAGAACGCGCCCGACGAGATCCGCTGCGTCGCCGTCAGCCGGCCCGTGCCTGTCTGGACCGGTACCGAGTGGGTCACGCAGGAGACCAGCAACCCGGGCGCGCACCTGCTCGCGTATGCCCGCGGGATCAACGACGAGCACGGGAACCGCATCGCCGGCATGGGGCTGCCCGAGGAGATGATCGACGTGCCGGGCCTGCAGGCGTTCATGCTGCACTGCGCGGCCGAGGGCTTCGGCTACGACTACGTCGTCAAGGACGCGCGCAACCACGACGAGATGCTCAACAGCCTGGCGCTCGCCGGGTTCGGTCAGGTGAGTTGGGCCTCCGGCCGCATGTCTCCTATCTGGGCCGCTGACGAGCAGCCGCTCAGCGGCGTCGTCGGTATGGGCACGATCAAGCGTGGCCAGTTCCAGGTGGACTACACGCTGGCCAGCGCCGCCGACGGCATCGAGTTCACGTACTACGACGCCGAGGACTGGAGCACCAAGACGCTGCGCATACCTGCGCCAGGCGTGACCACGATGCTCAACCCCACGCAGGTCACGGGCGAGGGCATCACCAGCGAGGCGCATGCGGCGATGCTCGCGCGCTGGCATCTGGCGCAGTCGCTGTACCAGTACAAGGACATCAGCTACTCGACCGACCTCGAGCACCTGTCCTACCGCCGCCTGTCGGTGCTGTCGTTGTCGCACGACCTGACGCAGTGGGGATTCAGCGGTCGCGTCGTCGCTGCGCGCGTCGATGGCGGAACGGTCACGATCGACCTGGATGAGCCGGTCCGGGCTCCGGAGACGGGCAAGGCGTACGTGGGGCTCCGCGTCCCCGGCGAGAAGACCTACCGGGTGTTCGAGGTCCGACCCTTCGAGGGGAAGTCCGCGCGCCTGCAGCTGGTCGGTGCGTGGCCGAGCGATGCGGCGCTTCCCGGCAACACGGCAGCGAACCCGGCCGTCGACACCCTGTGGTGCTACGACTTCAAGCCGACGCCCGGCTACCGGGTGCGCGTGGTCGCTCTGCAGCCCGAAAGCGGAATGAAGGGTGCCCGCGTATCCGTCGTGCCGGAAGGGCCGGAATTCTGGGAGTACGTCCGGACCGGGCACTACATCCGACCGCCGAACCAATCTCTGCTGCAGACCCGGCCCGTGGCGTCCGACCTGCTGGTCACCGAACGCCAGGTGGTGCAGGGCGACACCGTCTACACCGAGCTCGTCGCCCAGTGGGAGGTGAGCGGCCCGGTCGGCGACACGGTGGTGCAGATGGCCGACGCGAATGGGCAGCTGCAGGAAGTCGCGCGCACGACGACGCGCAGCGCCGCCTGGCGTATCCCCGGCGCCGGCACGTACCAGGTCGCGGTGCGCCCATTCGCGCCGGACGGCCGGCCGGGCATCGCAACCGGCACGATCTACAGCACGATCGGCGCCGACGCGCCGCCGGTGCTGGTCGACCTGTTCGACGTCGAGGAGCGCTCGGGCGGCGTGCGGCTCTACACCTGGGGCTGGTTCGATGGCACCACGCGGTCGGCGGATTTCGCGGGCGTCGAGATCCGCGTCACAGCCGGCAAGGTCACCGCGCCCGATTGGGACGCCATGGAACCGGTCGGCAACGCCGACGGCTACCACACGGCGCCCTTTGAAGCGGTCGTGCCGGAGAGCGGCGACTGGACTTTCGCCGCCCGATCGCGAAACACCAGCGGCACGCTGTCGACGGGCATGCGCGTGGTCGCCAAGACCCTGGGCCGGAACCTGGGCGAACAGATCGGCGGGATCGGCGACAAGGTCTCCGAGGAGATCGTGGCGCGAATCGAAGGCGACGCGAAGGTCGCGGGCGATGCCGCGGCCGACGCTGCGCGCAAGGCGACTGAGGCGCGGCAGGCGGCTGTCTCCGCGGCCGCCAGCGACGCGACGACGAAGGCCAACAACGCGCGCACGGCGGCGATCGCGGCCGCCGCCGCCGATGCCACCACCAAGGCGAACGCGGCGCGCGACGCCGCGATCCTGCGCGCCGACGCCGCACTGGCGCAGGCCGAGGCCCTGGCCGCCGAGATCGCCGAGATCGTGGGCGCCCCCGAGTGGGAGGCCGGCGCGACCTACAACGCGGGGTGGCTCGTCCGCTACGAGGGCGGCCTGTACCGCGCCCGCGCGCAGACGACCGGCCAGAACCCGGCGACGACGCCCGCGGCGTGGGAGAAGCTCGGCGACTACGAGAGCGTCGGCGAGGCCCTGGCCGCGGCGCTGGCGGCGACCACGCAGCTGGCGACCGACCTCGGCGCCGAGGTGCGCCGGCTCGACGCGGTCGTCGCTCGCCTGCCCAGCGGAAACGGCGCGCTCGCGCTCCAGGCGACCGTGACCGCCAATGCGGCCGCCAGCGTGCAGCGCGATGAGGCGCTGGCCAGCCGCCAGACCGCCGTCGAGGCGAAGGTGCCAGCGGACGGCGGCCGCGCGGCGAGCGAGGCGCGCGCGACCGCGATCGAGCAGGCTGCGGCGACAGCAGCCGCGGCCAACTCGGCCCGAAGTGCAGCAATTGAGGCGAAGCTGCCCGTCGACGGTGGGCGCGCGGCGTCGACTGCGCAGGTCACTGCCGCTGAGCTGGCAGCCGCAACGGCAAACGCGGCAACTGCGCAACGTGTCGACGAAACACGCGCCGCCCTGGCGCGCATCGGCGACGTCGCAACCTACACGGTCGTGTCGGACGCCGGGTTGGGTTCGGCGCCCAGCGGCTCCCCTCGAGCGCGCGGGGTCTACAACGCCGCCGGCGAGAGGTTGCACACGCCGAATCGTGGCTTCAACTTCTTCTCGATCAATTCCGACAGCACGCTGAACGCGGGCGTTCGGTTTGACACATACGGCGACCTCGCAGCGAGCGGCCCCGAGCTGGTCGATTACGTAGCATCCCTGCCGGAAGATCGATATGTGCTCGTTGTGACGTCCGATCATGTCGGATCGATCAGCGGCACTGGTCCCGTGTCTACCGGAGTGCGTGACGCGCTTCTTTCGCTCGGCGCCTCCCCGGGCTTTGTGCGAGACGTCACCGGTAGCACGGCCGCAATCATCGTCGGCCGGCGGAGCCTGAAGCAAGGGGGGGCGATTGAGGTCCTGCAATCTCCGACGGGGTCTAGCCGTCAAGGGCGCTGGGCCGAGTACGTGCTCCAGGTCATCGGAGGAGTTCCGCTCGGCATGGCGGATTCGCAGGGCATCGTAGCTGACAATGCGGCGACCGCATCTGCGCTGCAAGTAACAGATGCCAAGGTCGTGCAGCAAGGGCTTGATCTCCTCGCTGTCGCATCGCGCACGTCGCTCTTGGAGTCAAAATCCCCAGCCGATGGCGGCCGCTCGGCATCTGAAGCGAGGGTGGTGCAAGCGGAGCAAACGGCAGCGACCGCAGCGGCGGCGAATGCGTCCAGGATCTCGGCGCTCGAAGCGCGCAACCCGGCCGGTACCGGGCGGCTCGCGACCGAGGCGCAAGTGCTGGCCGAGCAGGCCGCGCGCGCCGCGGGGGACGAAGCGGCCGCGTCCCGTTCCCTCGTGATCGAGGCGTCGGTCGCCAGCCTGCAGCAGTCGGGCGCGAACATGGTCGCGGATGGCGGGTTCGAGCGGTATGCCCTGGGGCAAGTGCTGCCCGGCTTGCAGACGATCGTCACGGGCGCGCGTTCCGGTGCGCAGGCGCTGCAGGTGCTCAGCAGCGGCACCACCGCCAGCTCGCCGCTTGGCTCGTTCGACGTGCAAGAGGGCCGGCGCTACTACGCCGAGGCATGGACAAGGCGGATCGGCGGCACCACCGGCACTGTGACGTTGCGGTTCGCGTTGTCCGACGGCGGCGTGAACCCGATCTACCCCGGCTTCGCCTCGGCGACGATGGCGTCGCTCAGCGTCGACAGCTATTCCAAGCTCAGCGGCTACGTAACTGTCGCGGCTGGTTCGTCGCGGAACCGTGCGTTGCTGCAGCTCAATCGCGTGAGCATTCCGGCCGGCGACGGTGTTGTGCTGGACGACTTGCTGCTGATCGACGTCACCGAGGCGTCGGCCGCAGCGAACGCCGCCGATGCCGCGCTCGCGCGGATCATCGCCGAGGAGACCGTGCGCGCCGCCGAGAACGCGGCGACGGTCGCCCGCGTCGCGACGATGGAGGCGCGCGTCCCCGCAGGCGGCGGCATGCTGGCCAGTGAGGCGCGCGTGCAGGCCGCCGAGCAAGCGGCGGCGACCGCGAACGCGGCCACGGCGTCGCGCCTCGACGCGGTGCGCGCGGCGTTCACTGCCGGCGACAACCTCGTGCCGGCCGACCTGGGCGATACCGCGACCGTGGAAGACGGCGTGAGCCTGGTGACGTCGACCGCGCAGTGGTCGCCGAACACGCGGTCGTTCGATGTCACACCCGGTGAGATCCTCGACTTCGCGGCCGAGGTCCGCGCCAACGAGACGATGTCGCGGATCTCGCTCGCGGTCCGATTCGACGGCCCGGCCGGGAGCGGCGTCAGCAACGTGACGCGCCGCGTGGACCTGTCGAACCCCGCCGTCGGCACGTGGTACCCGCTTGCGATGTCGCACGCAGTCCCAGCGGGAGCCACGCGCGCCGCGGTGCGCGCGGAGGGGCCGGCGGCGGTCAGCAAGTCGCTGCGCCGGCCTCGCGCCGTGCGCCGCACCGCGGCCGACCTCGCCAACGCTGCGGCGGTCATCGATGCCGTCCAAGCGGCGGCGACGGCCAACTCGGCGACCGCTAGCCGCGTGTCGGCGGTCGAGGCGCAGATGCCGGCCGGCGGGGGCCGCGTAGCGAGCGAGGCGAGCGTCACGCAGCTGCAGACCGTGGTCACGGCGCAGGGCCAGCAACTCGCGCAGCAGATCACGACCGTCGACACCAAGGCCGGCAACGCGCAGACGACCGCGACCCAGGCGCTAGCTGCGGCAAACGGGGCGGCGTCGGCGATTCTTGATGTTCGCTCGAGCCAGACCGGCGGCGGGAACCTGCTGCAAAACGCCGACTTCGGCGGCAGTGGGTCCGGTCATCCAGGATGGTCGTGGGCAATCCTGGAATGGGGTGACCGCGGCGAAATTAACCTAGGTTCCGCAGCGCGCAAGCCGGACGGTAGCAATACCTACGGCATCCGCGGCGTGTCCAACCCGTCCGGGTCGAATTTTTGGGATAGCGACGGTGTGCCGGCAGAACCGGGAGATACGTTCATCGCGTCAGCGTACCTGTCCAATTTGCGATCGCGCGGCCGGATTGAAGTTGTCTTTGTCAATTCGGCAGGCGTCTGGTTGGCCACTTTTACAAGTCCGACCTACGGCACTACGGGAGGAAACGCCATCGCAAGCTGGCCGCGAGCTATCGCCGTAGGCACGGCCCCTGCTGGCACAACAATGGCTAGAGCGCGATGGATCACGCAAGAGCCGGGCAACGACCCGTATGCGTGGATCACGATGCCCATGCTGGAGAAAGCTGCTCCGGGGCAGACGAAGCCGTCGCCCTGGTCGCCTGGGGCCGGCGGACTCACGCAGGTGACCCAGGAGCTGCGCGCCGGCCTGGATGCGAAGTTCGGCGTTTACGTGACGAACGACGGCCTGATCTCCGGTTTCGAAAGCGTCAACGACGGCGTTCGGCCGGAGTTCAACGTGCTGGCGTCGGTCTTCCGCATCGTTGCCCCGGGCGGCGGCGCGCGCACAGAGTACAGTGACGGCAATCACCGCGTTTACGACGCCCAGGGGCGCCTGCGTGTACGCATGGGGGTGTGGTGATGCCGCAGGGTCTGCAGTGCCTCGACGAGTCCGGCCGCGTGGTGCTTGAGGTGACCGACCGGCTGACCCGCTTCGTCGCCGCGATCGACGTGCCGGCTGGCGCCAGCGGCTCGGTTCAGCTGCCCGAGGGCACGGCCTGGGTCAGCGTGATCAACAACAACTCGCCGGCGGTGCGCGGCTCCGCGTACCGGCCGAGCGTAACCGTCGACGGCAACAACGTCCTGTCCTACGGGACGAACACCGCCTACGGCACTGGCGTCACCAACTGCACGCTGCTGGTCGGGGTCTACTGATGCCCGCTGGCCTGATCGTCTACAACGACACCAACAATCTGGTCATCGACGGCGCCTACGCCAACCTCGCGCTATTCGCGAAAGGCGTCACGACCACGACGACGGCAGCTGGCGACACGAGCTACGTGTCGTTCACGATCCCCAACTGCCCGGACTGGCCGCTGATCGCGGTGCGGTCCCCGGCCGGAGCCTGGGCCGCGGTACGCGCGTTCACCAGCGGCAACGCGATCGTCGACATCGTCTGCAAGGGCGCACCTGGCGCAGTCGTCGAGTATTTCGTCTTCGCGCGCACGCCCAACGACGTCCCGGCCCAGTACCTCGAGGTGAAGAGCGAGACCGGGCAGATCGTGTTCAACGCTGCGCTCAGGTACCTGCGGATCGTCGGGGTGCACGAGCTGTTGCCATCAAGCAATGGCACGGACGGTTTCACCGTCGACTACCCCGCGGGGAAGAACTATGCGGTGTTCCAGGACGGGCCAGCCGCAAGCACCCGCGTCGTCAACCAGTCGCCGGTGCCATCGCAGCAGGATTGGTGGCTCTACACGTTCCGCGGGATGCTGGCGATCACCGGCAACACGTTCAAGCTCGTGTCGGCGAACTTCGCCTCCCAGAGGTGGGGCCCGACCACGCCCCCGAACTACTCCGTCGCCGCCGGCGCCTACGTCGTCGACGTGACTGGATACTGA